AGGTGGGCGGGCCACGGGGTGCGGCCGACCATCCCCGCCATGTAGCGAGCGCCGCATTCGGGGCACGTCATCTGGATCGCGCTCACTCCGGTGCCCCTAGAAGCTCATGAGCGGCCACGCAACCAAGACAGGCGACTTGGCCAACGTTGGGAGCGATCTCAATGTGCGAGTAGCTGTCGCCCGGCCAGAGAGTCGTCCCGCAGCCCTCACAGATTGCAGGCCCACCCGGCCACATCTCCTGCAAGGTGATGACGTGAACCCCGGTGACGAGAGGGCAATCCGGGGCGTGCTCGGCCGTGCCGGTCTCGCAGCCCGTCGCCTTACAGTAGCCGCAGGTATCGAAGTCGCCGCTTGCGTTCGCAGGCATCTTCAGCAGCGCTCGCGCCCAGCCGATCAACCGCAGGGCCAGCTTTGCTCGCAGCTTCAGCATCGCCCCTCTAGCTCCTTTCGGACCTGATCCAGTGCCTTCTTCATCGCGTGGTTGGCGCGGTAGAGGCGAGGCTGATGACTCGTCGCGGTGTGCGGGTGGGCATCGGCGCTTGCCTCCAAAAGTTCAGAGCCGACGGTCCGCAGCTTCTCTACCTGCTGCCTTAGCTGGTCTCGCTCGGCCCGGAGGTCGTTGCGTTCACCTTCGAGCGCCCCGTGGTCCTTTGCTATCGCGTGTTGCAGCGATGGCGACATGAAGCCTTTGATCTCGCTCATCGCCCCTCACCACCCTTCGCTGAAAGGAATCCGAGCTTGGCTGCGAACGCGACTGCGGTGAAGGCACAGACTGCGGCAAGGTAGATCCAGCCGGTCGGAAGTTCACCCGCCCCGACTGCAATGCCGATTCCGGTTGCCGTAAGCGCGTTGAAGAGCCCGAAGAACAGGGCTTCGAGCCTGTCAGCCATTCCCCTCACCGCTCTTGTTGTCTGAGATGGGCTGGGTGGAGGCGACCTCGTCGGAAGCCATGACCTCAGCGACAGCGTCTAGCCATTCGGCGGCACGGTCGGGGGCGAGCTTGTCCCGCTTGGCTTCGACCTCAGCCTTGGTGCCTTCCTCAACGCCCGCCCCGTAGTGGCAGTCGCCGTGCATCTCGCCGCAGCAGGGGCATTTCATGAAGGCGTCGGACTCACCGTCCTCGCTGGGGCGAAACTCTTCGCTCTTGTCCTCCCAGTCGTCCCGGCGTTGCCAGTAGGTCCAGTGGTCTTCGTGTGCGATCTTCCCGCAGTTCAGGCACAGGTAGTGGCTGCCGACCAGCGACATTTCACCCACGGCGATCAGCCCCCTCCCCTACCCCGCCTTCCTGCCCACCGGAGATCTTCCCTTCAGCGATGAGCTGCTCGGCGCGGTCGAAGTCTTTTTGCGTGACGCCCTCTTCCTGTCCACCGGAGGACTGCTGGGTAAGGCGGCTGCGAATCTCGTCCGCGACTTCCTGGAGCGCCATCGCACCCGTGAGCCAGTCGCCAATGGTGCGCGCTCCCTTCCGGTGTTCTTCCACCCAGCCAAGCAGTTCTTCGAGGGCGACCCCGTCACATTGGACTGAGCCGCCCTCGGCTACTGAGATGCTTTGGTCTGACAGTCGAGCGGCCACGGCCTTTGCATCGGCATCACCTCCTCCTATCGAAGCTCGCAGGCGGTTGAGAATTGCCCCGATCTCCGCTTCCTCACGGTCGGTCAGGTCGGCTTTCCAAACGCGCACTAGCGCACCGGCCTCTGCCTCGCTCAGCTTCAGAGCATCATCGTCTGCGCCTCCTCCTTTCTTCTTGAGCTGGACGTTCTCTGCGAGCAGTCCTACGTTGACTCTCTCGCGCTCTTTACAGGCTCGGCAGTCGGGGTGCTGGAGGCGGTTGATGCCCTCGTCGGGGCCTAGCTTCCTGGCCACTTACCAGGACCCCCATTGCGAAGAGGCTTCGAGGAAGCTCCTCTTGATCCAGAGTCCGTTCATCAGTCGGACGCTCCTTGGGGCTGCTGGTTCCCGTCCGAGTCGACGCTGGGCCTTGGCGTGGCCGCTAGGTCGCGACGAGAGGCAATCGAGCATGACCCCCTTCGCGACGGGACCGACTCAGCGCCGACTCCGGCGGGCTGCTCGGTGAAGTCGAGCTTGTTCCGCAAAAGGGCGATAGCCTCGCCCAACCCGTAGGAGTTGCCCTTGAACCACCCGATGCGGCTGCCCTTCCCGGCGGCGTCAGCCCTATCCCGACGCCGTTCAAGCTCTTGGACGACCTCCTGGAGGTCCTCGACGGCAACACTCCCTAGCTCCCTCATGCTGCAGCCTCCTCTATGGAGATGAAGAGCTGGCCTTCTAAGGGTTCAGGATCTCCCTTTAGATGGCCTGCCGGGTTTGCTTCCCAGCGGCGAATTCGGTCTTCTGCCATCTCGGCGTAGTCCGGGTTGAGCTCGATCCCGATCGAGTCACGGCCCAACCGAGTTGCGACGAGGTTGGTGGTGCCAGCCCCGGCGAAGGGGTCGAGGATCGTGTCGCCTTTTCTGCTGCCGGCCGCGATGCACGGTTCCACCAGATCCGGAGGGAAGGTGGCGAAGTGGGCCTCTGGATAGGGACGGGTTGCGATCGTCCAGACGGAGCGTTTGTTGCGGCCTAGGGCCTGCTGTTCCTCCTTGGACATCGCATCCCAGCGGTCGTTGAAGCCATCGTGGCGGCGTCCGTGACCGCGCTGCTTGTCCTGGCGCAGACCACGGTGCGGCGGTGCTCCGGGCACCTCCGAGTCGCGAGGCCCTCGGTCGGTGCGGTTCTGGCCCGGCCATATGGCGGTCTCCCGAATCGCCTCAGCGTCATAGAAGTACCTCGGCGACTTGCTCAGCAGGAAGAGGTACTCGTGCGAGGAGGTCGGGCGATCAGTGACGCTCTCGGGCATCGGGTTCGGCTTGTTCCAGATGATGTCTCGGCGCAGGTACCAGTCGTCGGCGCGTAGCGCGAGGGCCACCAAGGCCGGGACCATGAGGAGATCCTTTGGCTTGAGGTCGGGCGCAACCGCCCGCACGGTGGAACCACCCATCCAGTCGTGCTTGCCGAAGGTGCCGCGTCCCGGCTCGCGCCGTGCCACCGCTCCGGAGTTGTAGGAGTCGCCGAGGTTGACCCACACCGTCCCGTCGTCGCGAAGCAGGCGGGCGACCTCTCGGAAGATCTGCACCAGATGGCCGATGAACTGCTCGGGCGTCTCCTCGAAGCCGAGGCAGCAAGTCATCGCTGGCACCTCGAACTCGCCGCCCGGAAGCCTGTATCTGACCGCCTGCCAGTCGGTCGGCGGCAGGTCGTAATCGCGCAGTCCAAAGTAGGGTGGCGAGGTAACGCAGCACTGCACCGACTCGTCGGGGAGCTTGCGTAGGCGCTCGATGCAGTCGCCCTGGAGGATCTGCCAGCTGGGCTCAGCCACGAGCCTCCCCTTTCTCCTCGGTGTGTGGCGGAGCAGTCACCGAATCACCCACACCCACCCAAGGGCGCTCCCGAGCCGCAGCACAAGGTCGAGCCGCGGGTTGACTTCACCGCGTTCAAATCGTTCGAGGTAAGGCACGGTCGTCCCCACAACCCTCGCTAGATCCTTGCGGCTCACCCCTTGTCGCTCGCGGCGGTCGCCCAAGGCGAAGCCAATCCGCTGGACGCCGCCGGGGTCGCGCATCTTCACCCGGCTCACTTCGGCTCCCCTCTCTCGTGATCGGCCCGTTCGTAGTTGAGGATCGCCACGTCGGATACTCCGGCGAGCCTTGCGACCTTGCGGCGGGGTAGGCCAGCGTGTACGAGTTTGGTCGCCAGCGCGAACCGGCGCCTCTTGACGGCGCGTAGGCACCTCTCCAGCCGCTCGGCCTCCGCCCGTTCCTCGCCGAGCCTCTTCTTGATGGACTCGACCGCGTGGCTCTCAGTTGCCTCGTTGCTCAGCGTCCTAGCCACGGTCCTGGCCCTCGCTATCGGTGGAGGCGAAGGCGGCGTCGAAGGCGGTGCGTAGCGCGGCACGCATGTCCAGCTCCGGGTCTGCAGGGATTTCCGGCCAGCCGTCTAGGTGCAGCGACCCGAGAGCGGCGACGACCGGATCATCACCCAGCAGCGCCTCTCTTACCTCGCTGAGGGGGACGACCTCGACCGCTTCTGCTCTATGCCCGTGCTTGTGCTCAGACCCCGGTTGTCGGCCGCAAACGGGACAGATGTAGATCGTCCAGCGCTTCACGATTTCTCCTCCCGAGGTTCCGAGGGGGCGGGGGACAGCACGGAGACCGGGCATGACTCCAGATGAACGTCCCGTTCGGTGCCGAGCGTCGGGGGAGTGCCTGAGCAGGTGCAGGCCACCCGAACGCCCGGTTTGCCTTCAGTCAGCCGGTCGGGATGAAGCGGCACGACCCGGCCAAATGGATCGGCAGGATCGACTACTAGTAGCCGCGTCCCGCCGTAGGGCTGGGAAAGGTAGCCGGTGACTTCAAGCATCGCTTTCCTCCTCCGAGGGGGCGGGGGTGTCGAGGGCGGCGTCCAGCACGGCATCAACGATCCGCCAGACGTACTCCTCTTGATGTTCGGGGTCCGTGAAGCTGAAGAAGTTGCCCTCGGTCAGCTTCTCGAAGGCCGCAAGGCGCCGCTCCTCACCCCGCAGACGCTCCCGCTCTTCCTCGGCTCCCTCTTGGCGGGCTTGCTCGGCATCAACGACCTCCAAGGGCGGGGCGTTATCGGCAAGGTCCCGGAGGAAGGCGGCGCTGTTGCGGTCGGCATCAATCTGAGCCTGAAAGCCACGGTCTATTCCCTCTAGAGACTTCGCGATGCGCCGTAGTCGCTCACGGTCGGCATCGCTTAGCCCGTGTTCCTCGGCTCCCTTGGCTAGGGCTTGGTCGAGGTCACGGCGGGGCACGTACTCTTCGACCTCATATTTGTCGGCGTCGAAGTCGCCAATCTCCCACCAGGTCCAAGGCGGCGAGGATTTCGTTCCGGCATCGCGCATCAGCGTGACGCCGGGCCACTCCCCTCCCAGCAGGCGTTCACGCCTCGCTTTGTCTAGCCGCCGTTCCGCTTCCTCGGCTCCCTGCTTGCGGAGGGCGGGGGCGGCGGCTTGGAGGACGGCGAGGGCGTCGGAGCGGGTCTCCTCCTGATCGCCCTCGAACTTGCCTTCGGCGACCATCTGCTCCCACAGGAACGGTTCACGTGGCGGCGGCTGGTCGGGGTTGTCGCCAGGCGGGTACCAGTCGTCGGGGGCGTCGCCGGTCGGATCGCGGCGCTCGCGCTCGTTCCACAGCGCCTCAGCCGCAAGCTCCGCCGCCTCCTCTGGGATGTCGGGACGGTCAGGCATCGGTCATCTCTCCCTCCGCGAGGCGCTTGCCCTTCTCGGTAAGCCAGCCCTCCGAGTCGATTGCCTCGGCGTCTAGGGCCTCCTGGATGCGGCGGGCGGCATTGGGCGATCGTTCGCGGCCAAGATCAACCCGACCGCCGTCCCGCGAAGCCAGCAGGCACAAACCTTCGAGCGGCGTGAGTTCGTCAAGGCTCCGCTCAGGCACCGGAGTCCTCCTTGTCGAGAGCGGCGAGGGCGTCAGAGCGCTTGATGTAGGGACCGTCCTCGTCGCCGATCATGCCGTTGTAGAACTCGTCATCCGACGCTTGGAACGAGAAACGGTCTAGCCCCTCCAGCCGCTCTCGTATCTCTAGGGCGAGGAGCGGGGTGATGGCGGCGAGGTCGTCGCGGGCGACTCGACGGAAGGCGTCGCACTTGAAGTCCGGCGCGTCCTCCCACGGCGGCCCCCCCTCGACCCAACGTCGCTGCTGATAGTTCCGCTTCGCCAGCACCTCCACCACGTCACCCTGTGGCTCGGAATTCTGCGGTTCTGCCAGATCGGAAGAATTCTCGGGGTCACGCTGTGGCTCGGCCGGGGACTGCTTGCCGGTGGCGACGTATAGGCGTGCGGAGATACCGTCAACCGGTGGGATCGGCGTCAACTCGCTGCTCCCCGTCGTGGAGTGCAGCTTGCCGGTGATTCCGTCGCGCCAGACCCAGACCTCGTGCCATCCGTCCTGTACCTCGCCCTGTGGTGAGGGGGAACCGTGGATCGGGCATTGCGGATCGGTCCCGGTGCGCGAGTCGTGCTCGCCGCCGTGGGGGCACGAGCAGTCCTGTGGTGAGGGAGGCTGGGTAGAGGCGGCGAGAAGTGCGCGAGCTTCATCTCGGAGGTCATCGGCACGGGAGCGCGGCGATCCTTCCTCCACTGCCCGCTTCGACCTGAACGTCTCAGCGGCGGCGAGGTTGCCCCAGCCGTCCCTTTTCGCTAGCCAGGTGGCGACCGACTCCACCGCGTCGGCCGGGGCGTCAAGTTCGTTGATGCGCTCCAGTGCGACCTCGTACCGACTGGCAAGCCGTTCCACGCCCTCTTCGGGAGAGCAGTCCTCGATGTCTTGGTTCCTCAGCGTCAGCGAGATTGCCGCCAGTTCCTCCTCCACCCCGCCGCTGTTCCCTGCTGCGGGAACTTCAAGGCGCTGCGCGGCCTGTCGAAGGACTTCTGCGGCTCGCCAGTTGTGCCAGAAGCGGTCCTGATCTTTGTCCTGCTCGAACTCCACGGCGAAGGCCCGCAATTCGCCTGCGAGCTGCTCCAGCGCCTTCTCGAAGCGACCCCGCAGCTCGCGCAGGGACTCCTCCGCCCTGTCGGCACGCGCGGCCTCTTCATTCGACCGCTTGATCCAATGCCGCGTTGCCTCCTCGCTGTTCCCCGGTGACTCCGGCAGAGCGTCGAGCTTCGCGGCGAGGGCGGCGACCAGGTTGCGGGCGCGGACCTGTTGCAGCGAGTCGCAGCCAAGCTCCCGCAGGACCGAAACGCGGCTGGTAGCCGAGAGATTCAGGAACGCGGTAGCGACGGCCCGTCGCCATCCCTTGCCGAGCGCGTTGTCCAGTTCCTCGTCTTCAAACGGCTCGCCCTTCCCCGGTGACTCCGAAACAGGCTGGGTGGAGGCGAGTCGGGCGGCCTCGGTGAGCTTCGCCCTCCAAGCCTTCCGCCGCTCCCATGCTTCATCTCGCAGCTTGCAGACGAGGGGCCTGGCCTCGGCGCAAGACTCGGCGGTGACCTCTGGAAGCGCACGGAGCTTTGCTGGTGCGTCCTCAACCCCTGCCAGCTCCAGCCAGGTTGGAAGTGCGACCCGGACCGACCAGTCGGTGATCATCCAGGCGCGGTCCTCGTCGCGGCCATCGTTTGCAGTTCCGATCCCGTCGAACATCGAGGGAGCGAGCTTCTGGCGGAGGTCGTCCGGAAGGCCATCGTTCAGCCGGCGGCGAAACGCAGCGAGCACCGGCGATTCCCAGTCGGGATGATCCGTCCACTCCTGGCCGAGTGCCCATGCGGCAAGCTCTCGATCGCAGCCTTCGGGGTGGGTGCAATCCGCAGGCGGCGGCTCGTGACCACCCGACAGTAGTTTGACCTCACCGGATTGGATGAGCTTCTGCCGCTCGGGGATGGGTTTCAGGTCAGTGGTCATTGCTCTGCTCCTTCCGGGGCAGCCGACGCCGCCTCCTTGGTGTGGGGGTTGGCGGTCCGAGGGCTAGTGGTCATGGTGGTTCCTTCCTTCCTTCCGCCAGCGACGGTCTTGGATGCGGTCCCAGAGCCACGCGGGGAGGCGGAGCTTGAAGCTGAAGTGGCGCCCGCGAGAGTCGGAGAACAGCCGCCCGAAGTGGACGTACGGATACATGAAGCGCCACGACCAGCGCCCGTTGATTTCGTAGCCCGAGAAGCCCAGGCCGACCCCGACGAAGCGGCGCCCGAGGTACAGCACCACACCTTCACCCGGCTCGCGGTCCAGCCGCCACCGCCTTACTTGCTGGTCAGCCATCAGCCTTCCTTTCCTTCAGTAGGGGAGTCGATGAGGAGGAGGTCGGGGCAGCGGTAGGTGTTGATCCGCCCGCCGGCCTCGATTTCTTCGCGCGCGGGCCAGCCGTTTGGATGCCAGAGGACATAAGCGGCCCAGCCCTCAGTCGGCACCCAGCGCAGATCGAAGTCGCCCTTTGAACCGTCCCCGACCAGTTCCACCCGAGCCCCTACCGTCAGCTCCCGACCCTGCTTGTCGTAGACCTTGGGCATCTAGTTGGGCTCCTGCTGGGTGGGGGCGGCCTCGATTTGCCACATGCGCCAGGACTTCTTGGCGCGGGTCGTGCAGCGAGTGAGGGTGCCGTACTCCCAGCCGTTGATCCGGCACTCGACCTCCGTTGCTTCCCGCATGAGGATCGGCCGTAGCGTCAGGGACACGTCCACGCGCTTGGGCGATGCCATGCTGCGGTAGTAGGCCTCGAATTCGGCGAGCAGGGCGATCTCGTCCTGGCTCTCGGTGCGATCGTGCCAGCCAAGTACTTCGTTGCCGTGCTTGTCGATGAACGACTCGCCGTCCTCGCCGGGCCAGTACTCCCACTCACGCGCCTTTACCTGCTCAGCCACGCTCCACCTCCTGTTTGAAGGCGGAGAGGGCTGCTTCTAGTTCGGCGCGCACTTCGGCGGTCTCGTATTTGCAGCCGGGGCACTCGTTCACCGGGCACTGGCCGGTGCCCAGCACGTCAAGCGACCGCTCGACCGCCTCCACCAGTCCCGTAACGGCGGACTCGGGGAGGTACGTTTCGATCTCGAAAGCGCGACTCGGGCAGGTAGATTCCCGATTCAGCACCCTTTCCGGCTGGCGCCTGTTCGGCGACAGCGAGCGCTCCAGCTTCACCACCGGCCACCCCGCCTTCTCCTGTCCTGGTTCAGTGGTCACGGGGACGTTCCCTCCAGTCCTCGGCCACCGGGCAGGTAGCCATACTCGGGCAGCCCGGGCGTCGTTCCGGGGCTAGCGACGGGCGCCTCGGTTTTCCTCTCGCCGCACTTCCAGCACTGCACGTAGCGGGTGCCTGCGGCGTCTACCACCGGCTGCGGAGGGTCGTCCCATTGGTGCTTGCACGGGCCTCCGGGAAACTCGACTACCTCGCCCATCTCTTCCTCCTGTCCTGCTTTGTGGGGCATCTAGGCGGCTGCCTCCCTGTAGGCCGAGGCTTCGACCTCTTCGCGGTGAGAGACCGGGGCCAACTCCATGAAGGCCGGGGCGATCCCGCCAGCGTCATTGACCGCCTGGATCTGCTCGTCCAGGGTCAGGTAGTGGACGAGGTTGATCCGGTTGTGGTCGACGTCGCCGTGGCAGCCCGCCGGGAAGGGCCCGCAGAGGGGGACGATCCGGAGTGGGTTGACGAAGAGGATGGTCGAGCCTTTGAAGCCTCCGCCTTCAGCGCTGACCAGGGTCCGTGATTCGTCGTGCTCGCGGCCGAGGATGTGGGCGGCCTCGAGCTTCACCTCGTCTGAGGTCTTCTTGCAGATCCGGCAGCAGTCCTCGGCTTCGACCTTGGCCCGGGCGGCTGACCAGTCTCGCTGGGGCTGGCTTCGCCTCAGCGTTGAGCGTCTGCGGGTCTTGGAGCGTTTCGGCTTGCGAACCCCGGGCGATCCGCTGCAATCGTCTGAGCGGCCCAGTGCTTTGGTGTAGCGCAGCAGATTGCCGTGCTCGCAATGCTGCGGCTCTCGGGCCTTGGTCATCCCGATATCTCGCTGACACCCGCACTCGTTGGCGACGAAGAGCATCAGTCCTCGTCCTCCTCTGGCGCGCAATCCGCATGGCACCACTCGCCATCGACTTCAACGATCTCCTCGTCCGGCCAAATCAGGGAGTCACAGAGGCCGCAGGGACTCTTGAATTTGGCGAGGATCGCCCTCATCCCTGGCTTCCCGTCCGGCTTGCGTCCGGCTGAAGGCGGTCCCTGCGTCCGGCTTGCGTCCGGCACGGGCCAGTCAAGTACGCGAATCAGGCGTGGAGCGTTCGCAGGTTTCGCAGCCGGAACATTGCGGAAACCCCCTGCGGGGGCGACGATTCGGCGTTCCTTCGCCCCTGGTCGATGGCAAGCGGACGACGGGATTGCATGGGTGCGAAACCCTAGGCTAGGAGCCACTTTGCGCGTCTCCCTGCTCCGTTGATGCGTCCCGAATCTCGACGCACCTGACCTGATCGTCGTTCAGCAGAAGTCCATCCTGACGAGGCGTACAAGGTGCATCACTAGGACAGTAGACCCCCAGCTCAGAACCTTCGGGCTGGTAAAGCTCGACGGGCGTTCCGCATTCCGAGCAGACCCAGGCTTTCATCCGGTCGCTTCCCCCGCCTCACCATCAACCCGTAGCGGCTGCACGTTCCGTCCGAACGCCTGTCGCAGCCGCTCCCTCGCAACCTCATCGCGCGGGTGGCCGTAGACCTTCTCGACCAGGCGACCGCCGTCCTCGTGGCCCATCATCTTGGCCACAATCCAGCTTTCTACACCCCTCTCCACCATCCGCGTTGCCCCGAAGTGGCGCAAGGCGTAGAAGTCGAGTGAGCTGGAGCCGGTCTCTTCGAACTCGGCAAGCCGCTCCGGGGAGATGGCCGCTTCGAATCCGGCGCGGACCGGCTTCCAGTAGCCCGAGAGAGCCGACTGCGTGATCCGCTGGCCCTCTTTGCCGTAGAAGAGGATCTCGCCACCCGTGACCTTGCACCGTGGAGCAGGGACGCGCCGCGGCAAGTCACGAATGGCTTGGGCCGCCCGAGGCGGCAAGTAAGGAAGCCTGCGGGGCTTGCCGCTCTTTGGAAGCTGGATGCGGCCCTTGTGGAACTGCCGGCGAACGTGAACCCGCTCGCCCTTGAAGTCAATGTCGGCCCGGTCGAGGCCGAAGATCTCCCCCGGCCTCATCGTCGTCTCGGCAGCGAAGATAATGATCGAGCGGAAGACTGGGCCGAACTCTTTGCCGTGGGAGCGGAGAGCCAGCGCGCTCATCAGGTCAAGCTCTTCCTCGGTAATGGGAGCTATCTCGCTCCGTCCTGGGCCCTTGGAGATGCCGAGCTTCCCAAACGGATTCTCGGTGACGAGGCCGAGCTTCCGAGCGTCGGAGAACATGGCCCGCAGGGACCCCATGTCGTGGCGGTGCGAACGGGCATAGGCCAGGGCCTCTGGGACCGTGTACTCGTCAAGCTTGCGTTTGTCGTCAGGATCGGCGATGGCAGCGAACCGTTTTGCGTCGCTGTCGTAGCGGTCGTTGGTTGACTCCTTGGGCCTCGGGAAGTCCTGGACCCACCGCTGAACGAACGAGTGGATGGTCTCCTGCTGTGGTGGCCGAGTGAGGTGCTCCGCGAGCTTGGCTTCAGCCGCCGCAATGGCTTCCTCTTTCGCATCCCAAGTCCCAGCCCAGAGATGACCGACACCAGCTAGGTAGGGCCGCGCCTGCCACCTCTTTCCCCGTTTCTTGACTCCCAACCGACCCGCCGGTTTCTTTGGCATCAGGCAGCTCCTCTCCGATAGTGGCGCTCAAGCCACGCTAGGCATTGATCGAGAGGAAACATACGCCGGGAGCCGTCCATGTGCGAAGGCATTCCTTCGCGGACCCGCAACTCGACCCAGCGCGGCGAGCGGCGAACCCTGGGGTGAGCGGCGAACTGCTTCTTGGTCAGTTCGACTGCAGAGGCGCGCCCGAAATTGCCTTGGAGGAGGATGCCCATTAGGAACCTGCCTTAAATCGGACCTTGCACCAGCCGAGCACGTAACCAACCAGCAGACCTAGCAAGGGTCCGCAGATCGCCGTCTGACACAGACGTCCCTGGGCCACACCTCCAGCAAACAGGCCGAGGGCGAGGCCAATCAGGGGAGCGGCTGCCTCCACTACGCCGCCACCTCTGCCCGCACCGGCTCAATCGACTTGACCAGCGAGAGGTTGACCGGGTGGGAGAACGGATGACCCTTGACGACGATGGAGCGGAAGCCGGTGATCTTCTCCAGCTCCCCGCGAATGACCTTGCCGTAGGAGGTCTCAACCCGCACCTCTTCTCCGACCAGCGATTCGGCGATGGTCTCGAGCCCAGAGGGTAGGCAATCGGTCTCGCCGGCGAGCGTGGTGACGATCCGCTGGTGAGCCCGCTGCGCCGCGTCGCACTCCGCTGCGCTCATGCCGCCCTTGCCCTCCAAGCGCTTCGCGAGAGCCATCGCCTCAAGGAGGGGGAAGCCGATCGACACGCTTTTCATCGGCTGTGCTCCTCCTCGACGAACCGGAGACCCTGGCGCAGCTTCGTAATGTCGACTTCGATCCCGGAGGCGGTGGGGTCGATGACGACCGTTCCCTCCACAGGTCCCGGGCGAAGCTTGAGCGGCCAGGGCAGCCCCGTGGACGTCTTGCCTGGAACCTCGATCCAATCGTCGGTCCGTCGCTGGACTCCCGCCTCAGGCTCAAGCATTGATCTCCTCCTCGGTCCTTTTGCGCTTGGCGAACTTGGTTGATCGCTTGGGCCGCACGTGCTCAGTGATCTCAAACGGCGCTCCATCCTCGCTGGTTCGCGTGAGCGCCAGGATCAGCTCATCCCAGTCCTTGATTTCGGACGATTGCGAGACCCTCGCGTCGAACGCGTAGTCGCCAACGTAGATTGGTCTCTCCGTTTGCTGGACCCATCCGCGTAGTCCATCCTGCAGCCGCCTCGACTCCCGTTCGAGGGCCATCTTCCGCGAGACGGCAAGCTCGGCGTGCAGGTCGGAGGTGATCTCCTCGACCGATCGGAGATGCTCGGGGATCGGGCACATGGTCTGGGCCGGGCACTCCGAGCACCACGAGCCGTCGCGAGCTGGCCAGTCACCGGTGTCTAGCGATTCGGCGAAGCGTTCGATGTTCCGCTCCAGTGAGACCCTGAACTCGGCCAGTTCGGTGCGGGTCCAGACGCCTTCCTTTTTGATTAGGCCGCCGGAATCCTTGTCGCGATAGCGGGGGTAGGTCTCGTAGAACCAGACATCGTTGATCCCGGCGCCGAGATTCATTCCGGTCTCTCGGTGGACCCCGAAGAGGACCGCGAGTCCGTAGAGCTTGCCCTGGAAGCCGCGCTGAATTTCCTCTCGCTTGCGGATGTTGAGGCCGGTCTTGTAGTCGTGGATGTAGATCGAGGAGCCGACCCCTTCAATCAGATCCAGTTTGCAAGTGACGAGGAAGCCGCCGACCTGAATCTCAAGAGGAACCTCCGCGCCGATGAAGGTCTCGGGGTCGATCGTCATTCCCTCACCCCAGTTCCATGCCATCGCACGAATGGCGTCCTGCTCCTCGGCTGGGAGGACCAGGTCCGTCCTCTCGGTCATGACCGCATCGGCTTCCGCTCGGCACACGTCCCCTGGGACCGTCAGTTCTTCGTGGTCGAGGGCGAGGTCGGTCAACCGCTCGAACACCTCATGAGCGGCCGTCCCCCGGTCCATCTCCACCGAGCCGGTCTTGTACCTCCGCATTAAGTAGGCCGACCGAGGGCACTTATCGTGCTTGGCGAGAAGGGTCTGCGAGAGAGTCTCGGGCCGCTCGATGTTCTCCTCGACGGGCGGGAAGTCGCGGTAGTTCTCGGGGGCTACGGTGGTCATGAGGCGACCAATCTGATGAGAACGCCCAGCGCCACCATTGAGACGACGCAGTTGAACCAGGCAAAGGGGCTAATGGAGCCATCCCGATCTCGGTCGATCATCGCCATAACCAATGCCGTGCCGAGTCCCAAACCGACTACCCCGCCAAGAGCCACCGCCAGAACGAGCATTAGTGTCGTCCCTCCCGTTCCAGAGCCCGCCGCATCACGTCGATCCGCGCCTCTTCGCGCTCGCGCCGGTAGCGGCCGATGCGGATCTCGGCGTAGAGGACTGCGAGTCCGAGAAGGACGAGGCCGATGTACTCGGCGGCTCTAAGCATCGGCCTCCTCCTTGGCCTCGGCGACTCGCTGCTCCATGTGGGCCTTGAAGTCTTCGAGGCGCTCATGGGAATGCTGGGCGGCAACGAAGTAGCGGTTGAACTCCGCCGGCGGCATAGCCTTCATACCCTCCGGGTGAACCTTCTTGAAGTCCGCGTAGAGGGCACGGATCTCGTCGCCTAGAGCTTTGGCCTTCTGATCATCGAGAGCGGGTGGCATGTCGGTCACGTCCACTGCCACCGCATCGATGTATTCGACCGAGCCCTTACCGATGTAGGCCGCTTTCAGCTCTTCGACCAACTCCAGAGGGAGCATCCCCTCCATCGCGTTCCGCTGAGCCTTGGAGAGAGCCTTGGCGTCGGCGAAGGAGTCGGAGAACCAGATGGGGCTCCCTTTCTTGTCCTTCTTTTTGGACTTGAAGTCGCGGAGCTGCGTGGCCGTCCCAAACCTGGCTGATCCGTAGACCTCGTCCTCTCCGTAGACAGTGCACCGCACCGCCCGCCGCGCTTCCTTGATTGGTTGGCCGTCGTCGTCCCGCTGGCCCGTATCGACCTCCACGGTGATCTCCTCGAAGGCTGGAGCAGGAGACTTGGAGATCTTGATCCGCCCCATGTTCCGGGTGTTCATCTGGCGGACCGCCTCCTGGACGCCTTTCCAGCTCAAGCCGGTTGCCTTCCCGCCTTCGCTGGGGAACGAATAGACCATCGCCCCAAGAGCGCGGCCCTCGATCTCGGCGATGATCTGGCGCTCGTCTGCCGCCGTCAGTGCTTGGCAGACGCGCTGATCCTCAGGAATGGGCGCGGGCGAATCCAGTCTGGTTGCCTGGGGAGCAACAAGTGACTCGGACTCGGCCCGCGCACCCTCCGCGTTGGTGTCGGAGGGCTTCGGCTCGGCGCTGGACGAACCAGCAGGGGGGTTCGCTCCTCCCATGCCTGCCGAAGATTGAAGCTGCTGCTCGGTGGCCTCAGGCACGGGTGGCCTCCTTGTCCCAGCCAAGGGAGGCGATCTCCTGTTCGTCGAGTTGAAGTGCCGCGTAGATGCGACTGGCCGTTTCGGCTCCGGGGTGCAACCCCCGCGCAATGTCGGAGACGCGGGCTTCGGTAAGGCCGGCCGATGCAGCGAGGTCTTTTTGCTTCATTCCGCGCGCAGAGAGCAGCTGTTTCAGGGGTGAAAAGTAAGAAGTATTCACTTCGCAGATCTAAACAGGCCCGTCGGACATATGCAAGTACATGCGCAACTTCGCTGGATTTTGCGTAGAGTTCGGGCGGTTGTACAGGGGAGCACAGCCGTGGCTAACTCAAAACCGACGAAGAGCACCGACCCCTTTGGGGCAACCGTCCGGCGCCTCTTGGAGGAGAACGGCGGCGGCTCCGTTAGTGCGCTTGTCAACCGGGCGAGGGAGCAGACCGAGCACCCGAAGTCAAAGGATGCGGTGAGCCAGATGATGCGCGGAGCCACGAGCCCGAGCGCTGAGGTCATGGAGATGGTCGCGCTGGGCTTCGGGATCGAGCCGGAGGTCTTTGCGGAGTACCGAATGTGGAAGGTCCGGAAGGCTCTCAATCCGGCCGAACCAGCGACCAAGAAACGTGGGGGCGTCGGCTTCGAGACCGCGCTTAGGAACTTGACCGCTCTCGAACGAACTGGAGCGCGGGTCGATCTACCGATTCCGGCTGGTGCCGTGGCAGGTCGGCAGAACAAGAAAGGCGCTGATCCAAGGTAAGCCGGGTCTCCTTAAAGTGCTCGGGCTCGGAGGCCGGGTCAAGTTCGTAGAGCCCCCACAGGGCAAAGTAGGCGCTCGCAGCGAACCGCTCGCCTGCGCGTTTTCGAGACTGGTCCAGCCCCTCAAAGAGGTCCACTTCGGTCGGCTGCCTGATCGAAGCGGGGCCAAGCCCAGGGGAAGGCCGACGATGATCGGCCGGTGCTTCGCCATCGACGGTTTCTCGGTTGGCCCCGCTTCCATCGGCCTGCCTCTCCCCCACTGCCTCTCCCCTTTCGCACCGACGAATCTGTTTGGTTTAAATCGCTCTAGCCAAGCGACGGGCAAAAGGGTGCCTACCTTTTCGTCCCGTGTCAAACCGACCGGTGAGCGAGGCTTTACCTATCGACAGAGCGTCTAGTTTCGGGGCGCTCAAAAGCCAGCACGCCGAGAAGGACGGTTACCCCATCCTCTCCGGACCGTAAACGCCTCTGGCAACTCCGTGCGACGGCCGTATCGAAAACCCGGAGGTACTCGGCTGCGCCCTCCTCGAGTTCGTCGATTCCCTCCTCATCCACCACTCCCGGCACGCGGATCATCGCCCGGTTGACGCGCGAGTCGAACGTTCCCGCTTCAATCGCTTCGATCACGTCCCCGATCAAAGTCTGTGCCACCGAGACGCTGTTCAGTTCTCGGAAAAGTCGGCACAGCTTCTCCCAGGAGTCGAGTTGCATGATTGGACGCTTCGTGGCTTTGTAGAACTTCTGCAGACCACCCCGACGGGTGTCCGTTTCGACCAACTCGATTAACGGGCCGCCCCCATCCGGCTGTTCCTTGGCCAGCTCACGGAAGTGATAAGCAACGTTGTCCCTCTTCTCCTCGAGCTCTTCTGCGACTTCGGTAGGACTTGCCACCCGTTCGGCGAGGATCTCAAGAATGCGATGACGCATGGGGTCGGAGAGAGCGCGAAAGAGGGATGCGTTCTCGCGGGCCGCCCGTTTGCTCTGCTCACGCCTATTGGTCATTCACCCAGCCCCTAATCGGTTAGCGGCGCTCCGAAGTCCCCTTTGCGAACCGGAGCGTAGCGTCCGTAGGTAGATGGACACTGGCTCACTGGTGAGCCGCCGTCCAACTACCAAAAGGAGGTGAAGCGCGTGAAGATCACTACGGCAGCAGTAACGCCGGTCGCCGCCATCCACAAGGGGACCTGAGTCCCACAGACTCGGGTCGACGGCCACTGGATCGGCGGCCCGAGTCACGATTCTTGGATAGGTTTGCCTGCGCATCGGGAGCCTCAACCTCCTGGTGCCAAGGCGGGGGAGCCGTTTCACCGACGGTGCCCCCGCCGCTGTTTACAAGATCGGCGAAGGGAGCGACGATACCAAGGGAACTCCGAAACGCAAGAACCCCCCGGTCGCGCCGAAGTTCATGGCCCTCATCCTCATCGGGGGAAGAGACTGCCGAAGACGAAGGCGCCGACGGTGGCCAGACCACCGCTGATCGGAGCCGTGTCAACGCCGGTCACCGCTGAGATCGTCCAGCCGACGATTCCGCCGAGAGCGGCGCCGGCGGTGCTTGCACCTACGGTGGTTTCGCTGGTCTGATTCATTTTCACCCCCCCAGGTAGATCGAGTGGTCGACATCGCCGCTGACTCCGGGGCAGCGCCAGTTGTCCTTGTTCTGCCAGAACTTCACGTCCGAGCTGGGGCCGTCGAAGAACGGGTCCCAGTCGGTGACGTAGGCAGCCAGCCAGACACAGGCAAACAACTTCAGTGCCGACAGGATCGGGTTGAGTGAGTAGCCACCCCCGTAGATCCCACAATCGCAGCCCGTCAGTCGTTTGAACTCGCGAGCAAAGTCGACGGCAAATTTCTTCTCATATGGCGCGGTCTCGAAGTCGAGGAAACCGAATACCCCCGACTTGCCTTCCCGCCACTCCTTGTAGCCGATGAAATGACCGCCAGCGGCCTTCACGGTGCGCACGAAGTGTCTCGCCTCGATCGTGCCGCTGTTGTTGTCCGGCCGGGCGAAATGGTAGACGCCGACCGCCAGGCCGGCCTTCGCGATGGCCTTCAACCGGGCGCCGGAGAAGCGACCGTCGGTCCAGTCGGCGCCCTCGGTGGCCTTGCAGATGCCGACCGCGATCGCCCGCTTGCGGAGGCCCTTGCGGACGCCCTTCTTCGCAACCTTCTGCCAGTCGACGTCGCCCTGAGCTTCGGAGACGTCGATCGCGTTGCCGAGCACGTCGGGCCGCGTGACCTGTTTGCTCGGGTGGTGTTTCCGCTTCGGCGGATTCGGCTCAGGCACCGGGACAGCGGGTCCCACCTTCGGCTTAACGAAGGCGTGGCCAAAGACGTTTCGGTAGAAGGCCCGCCACCGCGATGGCTTCCTGCGAAGATTGAAGTGGTGCCGCTCGCTGCCGCTCGGGTAGGGCCGGTAGAGCTCCCAGCCGTGGCGATGTGCAGCCGCTTCGATTTTCTTAGCTTCGGCCTCCTGCTCGGCTTCGGAGCCCTTCAGGTTGATGTCGATGCCGCATCTGAACCACGGCAGCTTTTGGTGGAGTCGGCCAACGACACCATCGCCGAGGAGGATGTGCGTCCCGCGATCAGGCGGATTGGGCGTTCCGAGGATGCCCCAAGCGGCGCGCTCCGCCGGCGTGGCTTCGGCCAGCTCGCGCTGAGAGTGCTTGTCGTGAGCATGGAGCAGGGCAAGGGCATCGTCGCCGCGGTAGATCGAGCTGTACTTGCAACCCGTGTCGTGCTGGAGCTTCTTGAGGATTGGGAAAAGCGGTTTCGGGCACGGACAATCGTCGATTACGACGTATTTCAGGCTCATGGTCGAGCAGTGTCCACGCCGCATCGGACGAAACGCGAAGTATTTACTTCGCGGCGTTCAGGCAGTCGCCTGGGGCTCGGCAACCAGCGCCCTGAACTCTACGGTTGGGGGCAGACCTGCCGTTATCCCGCTGGCTGCTTCTCGCGCAGTTCTTGAGCCTGCTTCGTGCAGTTTTCGAGCGGCAGGAGCTTGGTCGTCTTCAAGATGTGCTTCAGCTTCGGGATCGCCGCTTCGTACTCTTCGATGAACCTGGCCCTGATCTCAAGTTCCTTCTGCGTGGTCCCTGGGGGTGGTGGCGATTCTTCCAGCGCGATCAGGAACGCCCTGGTGGTCAACAGTTGAGCGCGGGCCATAATACGCTGATTCTTGCCCCGGACCCTGTACTGCACCGTCAGGGCGCGGCGGTTGACACACGCCTCTTCGATGGTTTCGATCACCTGGTCGATGCTTGCCGAGTTGGATTTCTGGATGTTGATCCTCGTCGCCACGTTCCAGCCCGAGGCGACGGCGAAGGCGGCGACAGCCAGGATCACCGCCCATTTCTTCGCTTTCTCATGATTGTTGGCTGGTTTGACGATGGAGTCGTTCTGGTGGGGTTTTCGCTCGCTCATCAGGGGTGTCCTCCTCCGCTCGCTAGGGCGTAGGTAATCGCCGACCCGATCGTCGAGACCGAAACCGCGATCATCGCTCCGATCAGGCGGTTGTTACTGGCTCGGTTGCGTTTGCCCTCGTCTTCGACGACTTTCTTGATGTCCGCGATGTCGGCTCGGATCTCTTCCTCGTCTCGTTTCAAGATCGCGATGGCGGTCGTCTGATCAGACTGTTTGACCTCGACGCCGCCGAGCCGCTTATGGAAGCCATCCACCCGCCGACCCAGCTCATTGACTTTGTACGGGAGTTCACCAGCGTTGGCCTCCATCAGCCGCTCCTTCCTTCTCGCTCGGGCCGCTTATTCACCGCCGCCTCCCTCGGAGGATGCGCGCGATGGTGCCTTCTTCGACCGGGCCATCTTCTTGAGGCGTTTCGCCCAGCTGGAACTGGCTGAAGGCACGGGGGAGGGGCGTGTGAACGTCGAGCAGAGAGCTGATCGGCACAGAAGCCGTTGATAGGGGAGCCGCCGGACGCTGGGCGGCCGCGCCGCCTGCGGTACCGGAACCTTCTATCGCCGCACCGGCTGGAGCCGCAGCGATCCCTCCAGGGCCGATCGAGCTTCCCGGGAGCGGCGTGGATTCCCGCACGGCGACCTTTCCGCCGCTGTAGTTCGGGCGCAGGATCGCCGAGACTGGCGCGGGACCTGCTGACACGGGAGACCGCGCGACTTCGTTGCCGAAATTCCCCGAGATCATTTCGCCGTTGCCGACGTAGAGACCGATGTGCTCGCCGCTGAACGCGATCAAGTCGCCAGGCTTGGCCTTCGACAGATCGGTGCCGATGCTGTGGCCGCCCGACCATTCCGTTTCGAAGGAGGGGACGAAATTGGGGTTCGGTGGAAGTGGAATTCCGCGGCGAGCGAGCCCGTTGCTGACCCAGTTTGCGCACCACGGCTGACTGCCGCTCAGGCCCTCGTTTGAGGCCCAGCGAAGTTGCTTGGCAGATCCCTCCGGCGTCCCGAGTGCGGATTCCGCCCATTTCACCATTCCCCGCGCATCAGCGCGAACGTAGATCACGCCACCCCGACCGCGTTCAAGATCGCCGCCGGCGACTCGGGTCGGTATGCCGAGCTTTTTAGCCGCAACCTTTGCCGCGGCGAGCTGCTTTACGGCCTGCGGGTTCGGTGGCTTGACCTGAATCATGCCGAGGTCTTGAGCCACGCTGGACACGTTCGTTCCCCACCCGCTGTTGGCGAGAGCCGATAGGAAGGCTTGCGTGCCTTTGCCTTTCGACTGAGGAATGATTTGTTGGATGCTCGGCGCGGCGCGGTAGTTGAATTCGCCGCCCAGTTTGCCCCTCATCCAGGCCGCGGTAGCCCGAGCGGCGTCCTCCGGAGAACCGTTGAAGTAGGGCGACTGGCTGAACGGCGTTTGTTCGCCGGGGTAGCCGACGCCGAGCCAATTGTTCTTGCCGGCTTCCCCACCACTTATCCCAGTGCCGCCCCAGCCGCCCCCCTCCGCCTGGACCCAGGCCCCGATCGCCTTCGGGTCGATTCCGGTCAGTTTGGCGAGGGTGTTAGCGAAGCGCTCGGCTTGGGGACCGTGAGTAATGCCTTGGATCTGCCCAGAGCCGGAGGCTCTGCGGCGGGCCTGCGCGAGATCGCGCGCGGCTTGCCGCGTTGCTGGCACCGTGACCTTGCCGCCGCGGTTGACTTGGAGCGTGCCTTTTTTGGCTGCGCCGACAACCTGAGCGACAGTTGGTTTGCCAAGCGTTTTGTGGCCGAAGGCGTGAACTACTCGGTGGCTTGGGAACTCGGCTGCCGCTTTCACGCCTTCGGTTACGTCGTGACCAAGTGCCCTGGCCGCCTGAGAGACCCCATCTGCGATAAGCCCTGGCGCGCTGTGGGCCTTCGGCTTCACTCCGAGGGTGGAGGCAGCCTGAGCTATGTCGCGGGCCGTAGGGCCGGGAGTGATTAGGTCGGCGAGTCGGGAGAGGAGGTACTGGCTCGCCAAGGGATTCGGGCCGGTGCTACCTGGCGTTGCGGTGGCGGTCGAGCTTTCGTGCCGGATTTCTTGCTGGACCGGCGTTGGAGGAGCGCTCGGGTTGTAAGGCACCACAGGCGTCTTCGGCTGATAACCGGGGATCGACATATCCCCCGACGTGCCGCCGCTATGCCGGGACGGGGGAGGCGAGTTGCGAGGGCCCGCGGGCACCCCCGGCTGGGGCAGGCGGCCTTCGTGCATGCGCTGGCTGCGACGGGAGGGCATCAGCTCGCGCTACCCTTTTCCGGCATGTGGGGCGACGTGGACACTCCGTTTTGGATCAAGCTGGGAGCCGGCGTGCTGACTATCGCCGTCCTCGTCTGGATGGGACTCTGGGCCGCTGCTCTATTTGGTCCGGCTCTATAGGTCATTCCCCTGAGAACACCTTCCCGTAGTCGACGGATGAACCTCCGCCGCCACTGAAGACCTTGCCGTAGTCGACTCCGCCAGCTGAAGAACCGCCGCCGCTGCCCTTCGCTGGGACCGTTATCCGTTCGGTCGGTTCTCGAGATTTGCGCACTTTCTCCGGGCTGACCTCGTGGGGCAGAGAGAGATGGGGGGCGAAAACCTTGTGGCCTTCCTGTTCTTCGGTGAGCGTGTTGACGAAGGGCACGAACGCTCCCGCAGCCGCCCAGACCGCCGCCGCGAGACGGTTGCCTTCCCCACCCTTGATTTCGTCGCCCTTCCAATCGCGGCCGGCAAGAGCTTCAGCCATGTTGCGGATCTGCGGGAACGGCAGCCTGGCCACCGCCCCGAGCGGATCGGAGGCAAAGTCGAAGGAGTTGTAATTTGCCAGGGGCACGACCCCTCCGTCCGGAAGCGGAATGCCCTGGTAATAGGTCGGGACGGGTTCGTTGCCTTCGCGATTCAAGCCCCACTGTTCCCGTTCGGCTCTGGTGGCGTTGGCAGTGGCAGCTAGGAGGCCGGTCGCTACCGAATGGTGCGCGGGCATGTTCCAAAACACGAAGGTGTAGGCCGCTCGCATCCAGGTCCAGAACGGGGTGATCGTCGAGAGGACCTTGCGAGCGCCAGGGGACATCCGCGTGTAGTTGCCGTAGACCTGCTCCAAGTCCTTCTGCAGGCGGATGATCTTGTCCGGGTCGTGCAGCCCTTTGGCGAAGTCCTGGGAAGCCTCGTCGAGGTGGGCGACCGCTCTCGTCCACGAGCCCTGCGTCTTTCGCATCTCTTTGAGTGCAACCTTCCCGAGCACCCCGTACTGCGGGAGCGTCTCCGTGACGAGTGCGTTAACGGAGAGCAAGTAGTGGGAGGCACTGCTGAGGAGCTTGGGGGCGGCTTTTACAGCTGCCTGTTTCCAGCCGTGCTTCCGAGACCACTCGGCCAACTGCCGCGCGCCCTTTGAGAGCGGGTCATAGCCGGTTACAACCGCCTCGACTGAGCGGTGCGGGGCCAGAGCGTCGACCGAGGAGAAGTGGGCGCCGGCGAGAACCTGCGCCCGCTGCTCCTGATCCATCTTGTGCGCGACCTTGACTCCTACCGCGAAGTGCCCAGGGTGGATGCCGGCCAGGGTGGTGCGGATCAGGTTGTCGAAGCCGTTGCCGATGTAGAAGCTCGGACTGAACGGTAAGACCGCTCTCTTGAACATGGTCGTCGCGGCCTGCGCTGCCTTCAGCCCCTCCCCCGATGGGGTCGCGTCAGCTCGCAGCTCTTTGGCGACCTTCTCGGGGAAGAAGACGATTTTCGCGTCGTTGGGGAGGGTGCCTTTTAGTCCTTGGTCTAAACCGTCCGCAATCGCCCCTGACGCGGCGTCGTCGGCCAGTGCCGGGCTTTGGTGCTCAAGGGCCCCTTCCATCTCGGACTTTTTGGAGCCGAGAGGATGCCGTGGGACCGGGACCGGGTTGATGCCGGGGTTGATGCCGTAGCGGGCCGGGTCCTCCATCACGCGTTTTGCTTCCGCCATCGTGTCGACGCCTTTGACCTCAATCCCGAACCGATTAACTGCAGCGTTCCATGCGCGAGCCCGGTCGGCGAGACCGCGAGAGCGGCGGAGCTGGCGGACTAGGCCCTCGATCCCTCCGAGCTGGGTTCCCGAGACGACGGCTTGTCCCGTCCTGCCGCCCTTGTCCAGAATCGCTCCTCCGAAGGGCGGCCGGTAGAAGTCCGCGTTAGCCGGCGCCCGGTGACTGAGGAAGCCGGGGGGTTCGATGCCGCGGCTCGCCATCTCGTGCTGAATCGCGTCCAAGCCGAGCGGGTTTCCGTGGCGGTCGACGATCCCATGCTCCTCGTGGTGCCCTGCGCCCATGTGAACCCGCGCGAAGGTCGTAGCCGATGCCTTGGCGGCCTGCTCGGGCGTCAGGAGTTTCAGGTCGATCAGTTCTTCGAGGATCGGTTTCTGGAGGTCGATGAAGGCGTTGGCTGCCTGGACGACGTGCTCGGGGTTTGCCCGCTTGACCCCGGCGTCGATCTGCTTCACCAGTTGCCGGTTAGCCGCAAGCTCTCGCTTGTTGAGGCGCGGTTTGCCGTCGGGGCGGGTCTCTTTAGCCGCCGCTTCGAGCAGGTCCTTGTAGTCAGCTAGATCTTTGTGGAAGGTCTCGGGGTGCTGCAGGATCCGTTCGACGGCGAGGTTCACGATTTCCGCGCTCTTGCGATCGAGCCGCGAGCCGAGTCCTTTCCAGCCTCCCTTCTTCGGGAGGACCGCCTTGAGAGCTTGGATGTCCTGGCGGGCGTGCTCCCGGCGGATAGCCTCTTGCCCCGCGGAGAAGCGATTCGATGCCTCCTTGAGGTAGTGGCGGCCGCGGAAGGTGTCGGGCCGGACCCGCTGACCGGCAGGGGTGCGGTCGTAGGCCCGCTGAGCCAACTGGCGCAGAAGGTCGCGGCTGTACTCGCGCTGAACTTTGATCCCGGTCCCCTCGACGGGCAGCGGCTTCCGGTCAAGCGAAGCCAGGTCCGCCCCCGGCACGGCTCGGGCTGCAGCACCGGTGACGCGGCCAGCGGCGTTGACCGCGCCCGATCCTTCCAACAGGTCGTAGAGCGGGTGGTCAGCAAGGTTGTGAGCAGCCTTGCTGAGGTTGCCTTCGAAAAGTGCAGGGAGCAGCCCGGTCTTCTTCCATTCGTCGATCAGGGCGTTGAGGTCTTCCGGGTGTCCCTGAGCAGCGTTTACGGCCGCCTTACCTCCCAAGAAAGCTGATGGCAAAACGGCCGCCGGGAGCGAGACGGCTTCGCCGAGGATCGGAGAGATGTGTGATGCAGCACCCCCGAGACCGCCGGCGAGATCTCCGTAGATCCCTTTGCCTTCGAGTGCCTTGGCGAAGGCCCCCGGGTCCTTGTGCAACAGAGCGCCGGGTGCCTCAACCGCGAGCGGGGAGGTGATCGGGTGGCGAATCGGATAGCTCGCTCCCCGTGCCGTCAGCTTTGCTGCGGTCTTCGCGCTCTGTGGAATGGCCTCAGCGGCAGCCGCTCGAGCGGACCTGACTGCCTGGGGCTCGACTCTGCTTGCAGCGCCCTTTAGGAGTTCCTGCAGTGCTGCGCGAGCGCCTCCACCAGTCGCCTCGGCCGCCGCCTCCCCGGCTCCCGCCTTTGCGGCTTGTGCCTCTGCGGCAGTGAGTGCTGCGGTCCCGCCACCGCGCAATAGGTTGGCCACCCCACCCACCCCCGCCGTCGCTAGCGTTCCGATGGCAAGTTCGGCGATCGGGTCTTCCTTCAGTCCTTGCGTCTCAGCGTCTCGCTGCACCAAGGCTTTTCCGACCAAATCCACCCCCGCTTGGCCATAGCGTTTGCGTAGTTCGTCCTGGACCGCCCTGATGTTCTGGCCGCCCTCCCCATAAATCGCGTCGTAGCCTTGGGTGTAGGCAACGTGCAGAGCTTCACGAAGGGGAGCGAGGTAGCGCTGTTCCCTTCGGATATGCCGCTGAACCGGCGTCGGCGGGGCGCTCGGGTTGTACGGGACCACCGGCGTCTTGGGCTTGTAGCCGGGCACCGAGAGGTCGCCGGACGTTCCGCCGCTGTGCCGAGAGGGGCGGGGAGAGTTGCGCGGGCCGGCTGGCACCCCCGGCTGGGGAAGGCGGCCTTCGTGCATTCGGCGGGAGCGGGTGGAGGGCACGGGTCTATCCCCTGCCGGGACCGGGCACGCCGGGTTGAGGCAAACGGCCTTCGTGTTCCTTCCGTTTGCGGTCGGATAGGAGCTGCTGGATGACGTGGTTAATTTCGGCAAGGCCGAACCCGTCGTATTGCTTCTCCAAGCCCGCAGCGAAGCTGAGCCACTGTTCCTTCGTGCGAAGAGGATTCAGTTGTCGGAGAGGAATTTCTTCGCCTTCGGACCCTTCCACCATCGGGTTCTTCGCCCATGCGGCGAGTGCGTCCTTGAGCGCGAGCTTCGCGTTCTCAATACTGGTCGGGTCAAACTGCCCGTCGCCGTGTTCTTCGGCTTCGGCTTCCCGCTTTGCCTGCTGTTCCTTGAGGTACCCGGAGGCGGCGGTCCGACCTTCCTTGAGGAGTTGGTCGAAATCTTCAGCGACGCCCTTCTTCATTTCGCCCCGGTCCTGCGCGAGCTGCTGCTGAGCTTCGGTCATCGCGGTCGAACGCTGTTCGCGAGCGTCGCTGAGCAGGAAGGGAATCGCGGAGGCGGCATCGCCTTGGCGCGAGCTGAGCTCGTTGACCGCCTGCCGTAGATAGGAACCGGAGAGACCTGATGCCTTAAGACCGCGGAGCGCCTGCGCCAGCATGTCCTCCGTCATCGAGGCAGCGCCCTGCACAGAACTCGCTTCCCGACCGTAGGCGCGGTTGGCGATCCCGAAAGCCTGCTTGTCAGCGGCAATCACTGGTGCGTACTCGCGCTGGTTTGCCTTTCTGGCCCTCCGGTGCAGGATGCGGCGCTCGCGGGGCGAGAGTTGGGCGGTATGCAGTTCCTTCGTGCCGACCGTCGGGATGCGAGCCATCAGCGTTTCCTCCTTCTCTGGGCTGGGGCGGCCTGACCAACAGCAGGTTTGGGGGCCCGTTGGGCTGGCCCGGCCGTCTGTCCGTTGTGAGCCCCGGTGGTGCTGAACGCCCCCGGGTGGTTCTGACGGGCCTGGTAGATCTCCTCTTCGAGCAGATTGGTATCGGCGATCGCAGCCTCCCGCCGCGCCCGTTCCTCTTCGCGTCCCCAGCCGAACTCACTGCGGCCAGTTTCGCGGTGGGCTTCGCGCCGTTGGATGTTGCGGTCCTGTTTGAGGCGGTTGAGGCTGAGCGAGTGGTCGCTTTCCAGCTGCCCGTGCGCGGAGGCGATGCGATCGAGCGCGGTCATCAGGTCTTCGTGCAGTCGCCCTTCTGCGGTGTGAATCGGGGCTTCCGCGCGGAACTGGTTCGCTCCCCGAGCCGCCGCCGATGCTGCTGCGGTCCCTGCGTCGTTCACTCCTGCGACGTTCGCGCCTTCGCTTTGCCGGTGGCCGAGTTCGGCGAACTGGCGACCGATGTCAGCAAGGCGGACATGGAAGTCCTGCTGTTGGCGTTCGGCGTTGCGGGTGGTGTCGGCTTCCTGGTTGGCGAGCTTCTCAGTGCCGCGGGTGAAGCTGCGGTTGAGGTCCTGGCGCTTGTGCGTGGTGTTGGTGCGGATACCGCGTAGCGCCAGTTCAAGATCCTTCTCAGCGAAGTGCTTTTTGGTTTTAACGTCCGCTTCGGTGTCTTCGAGGCCCCGCTGCGCCGCTCGGCGCTGAGCCTCAAGAGCAGGATCGAACGTCATTGAAGGCGGCTGCACAAGACCAGCCGCACCTGGATCACCGACGGGATGCGGGTGTGGGACTCCGATGATTGGCAGCCCCGGTCCAACTGCAGCACGGGGCACCCGAGGCGGATGCCATCCCCACTTTTTTGCGTTCCCGTACTGCGCCATCTTTAGTCGATCCTTAGCTCCCGTTCGACATCCTTGGCCGCCTGTCGGAGCAGCGTCGGGGCCTCAGTCACCTTCGTCTCGCCGAGCACTTGGATTTTGCGCGAGTCACCCGCTACCGCGACGAGGATGCCGTCGATGGGTTGGTTCGCCGCTTCGTCTTTGGGCGTCCGAGGTTTGGTGTCCTGCCGAGTCGATTTCCGTTTGCGTTGCGCCACTTCTCCTCCTTATCCGATTGCGAACCAAGTAAATGCCAAGGTGGTATTGAGCGAGCTGGTCGAGTTGCCGAACACTTTGAAGACCGTAGAAGTCCGTTCGGTGGTCCGAAGCTGAATCACGGTGGTTCCGGTCGCAGCCTCAAGAGTTAGGCCCACAAAAACAGGTTTTGCCCCTAGCCCATGCGTAATGCTCTTGGTTTCCGATTCGACAGAAGACGACCATTTGAGGGTCGATTCGCCGAAGACAACCTTCCGCTTGGCGGTTTCGGTGAGCTGGAGGAAGGACGACTTCTCTCCATCTTCCATTACCGTCTTTTCAACTCCATTGATCCATGCTCTGATCTGACTACCGGCCGTCGTTTTTTTGGAGTTGAGGTCTAGAAAGACCTGGGAGAATTCCGAACCTCCCTTGCTTTCCAGACGGAGATGATGCCCTTCTCCGTACTGGGCGCCGAAAATCTTTTGGCGGTCTTCCGCGCCTTCCCGCCACCTAACCCAGTTTTCCGCTGCGCCCGCTTCCGCTCCAGCCTCTTTGAGTGAGAACGAGGTCAGGGTCGAGATGGAGACCCCCGTGATGGAACCAGCGCTCACCGTTCCCAGGTTCGCCGTGATCGCTGAGAGTTCGGAGACGTTCAGTTTCCCGGCGGTGATCGTGGTGGCCGCGATCTTCGCCCCAGTGATGGTTTCGGCCGCGATGTTCGACCCGGTGATCGTGGTCGCCGCGATGTCTTCGCCGAGGATGGTGCCGGCTGCGATCTGCGTCGTGGTGATGGTGCTCGCTTTGATCTGAGACGCCGTAATGGTTTCGGCTTTGATCTGGGTCCCGGTGATCGTCCCGGCGGCGATGTCTTCGGCGGTGATCGTTTCCGCCGCGATCTTGGCCGAGGTGACGGCGTTGGCCGCGAGCTTCCCGGTGGAGATCGCTTCGTTGCCGATCTGGGTTTCGATCAGCGTCCCGGTGATCTTGGCCGCTGCGATGGCTTCGATCTGGGCGTTCGTCAACAGGCCGGTGATCGTGGGAGCGGGGATCGTCGAGCCTTCTTCGATCGTCCCCTTGATTTTCAGGTTGCCGCTTTCGATATTGAAGTCGAGGACTGCGGTCGAGACCCCTTTGTAGGCGTGAAGCCCGGTCGAGTCGATGACGACGCGGTTGCCGCTGGAGGCGGTCCGCAGGGTCGCCCCGGTGACGGTCCCGGCGGTGATTTCCCCCAGGTCGGCGCTCAAGGCCGAGAGTTTGGAGACGCTGATGTTCGAGGCCGTAACGGTGCCCGATGCGATGTTCCCCCCGGTGATGGTCCCCGAGGCGATCTCCGCGGAGGTGATCGTGCCTGAGACGATGTTCCCGGCCGAGATGGTGTGCGCGGCGATCTTTTCGCCCGTGATCGTCGTGGCGGCGATCAGCGTGCCGGTAATCGTTCCGGCTTTAATGTTGCCGGCGACGATGGTTCCAGCGGCGATCTCGGTAGCGGTGATCGTCCCTGCTTTGATCTGACCCGCTTCGATCGTGTTGGCTTTCAGCCTGTCGCCAGTGATCGAGCCAGCTTCGATTTGGGCAGCGGTGAGAGTCCCGGTCTGGACTTTTTCGGCCGTGATTGCACCGGCGGCCAGGAGTGCGGTGGTGATGGAGCCCGCTTCGATCTCAGCCGCCGTGATGGTCCCCGCGGCGATGTTTTCGGCGGTGATCGTGTGAGCCGCGATCAGTTCACCCGTGATCGTGTGAGCTTCGATCTCTTCGGCGGTAATCGTGCCTTCGACCAGGAGATTGCCCTTGAGAGTCCGGGGGAGGATGCGTTCGCCCGTGATCGTTTCGACCGTGATGACCGACCCGCTGACGCCGCCCGCTGGAAGCGTGTCGGGGAGGCGCAGCTGGTCCCGCAACCAGCGCTGCAGATCGGCTTCGTTTTCAATCAGGCCGATGCCCATCAGGGTTCCGGATCGGGGTAGTAGAAGAAGGTCGCTGAGGCGTGCAAGTTCTCAGCCGAGGTCGCGGGTCCTTCGGCGGTACACCCCAACCGAAGCTTGAGCGTGTGAGCGCCGGCTCCGAGCTGGAGGCGGTAGGCCTCACCGATCGTTGCCTGGATGAACCCCAAGGGAGCCACCCCCAACTCCGCCCCCGTGCCCTGGTTGCTCCCATCGACATTCAGCTTGCCCTGCACGAAAGCCTTCCCCGATCCGGTGCCGGCGTTCATCTGTAGGTCGAATGCGGTCGTGACGATGACGACGCTCGGCCGCGCAAGAGTGAACGTCACGGTTGCGCCCGAGACATCAATCTCTTCGGTAAACGTCCCCGGATGTACTTCCTGCGATTTGGAGGAGGCGATCCGACCGCTGCCTACGAGCGAGTTGAGGGCTTCGGCGATGTTGTCGAATTCCGCCTCGAAGTCCGGAGCGAGGATGTCCGTGTCTTCGACGAAGGAGCGTTTTCGGCTGAACCAGCTCATCTGCGCACCGCCCCGCTTGGCCGGATCGAGAGGGATAGGGACCGGAGCGCGCACCGAGCGGCCGGACCGACACCTTTGATGCGGACGCGCATGTAACGGGCCCGCGGCTTCATCCGCAGGGGCACAGGGTTCCGCCCGTCACTCGTCCCGACATTCCCGACGACGACGAACGACGCCCCCAGGTCCGAACCGAATTTCGCGTTGCCGAACGTCGCGTGACCGAATCGAGCGCCCCCCGAAGTCGCAGAGCCGGTGGCGTAGCTGATCTGAAGTTCCGGATCATCGGATGCGGCGTCCACCAGCTCGTACCGAGGCCTCACCGCCCGAACGCTGTTGATCGTGCCGCTTCCGGTTTCGTAGTCCCGGCTCACAATGTCGAGGTCGAAGGTCGATCCGTCTGCGTCGTTCTTGTTGGCGGCGCTGGGGTCGAAGTAGCCCGAGCAGTCGACAACCCGGGACGGTTCGCTGCTCTGCACACCTAGGAGTTCGGGCTGCTGGGGGTCAGTCGAGGCCCGCACCGCAAGCGCCGGGACGTCGCCTCCGTCGCCCGTGAAGTGACACCACGGGTATACGACCTGCTCGCGGTCGCGGGTCGGGCGGTCGAGGCGGCAGACCAAGAGCGCCTTCACCTTGGCGGTGCCGCTGACGATCGGCAGGAAGTAGTGGTTTCGGTAGACCACCGCCCGCCCGAGCCTGTAGCCGTCCGCGATGTATCGGCGGTAGGTGCGGTTGACCGGGCGCGAGATGAGCCGTGGCTGGCTCACGCCGTCCATCAGGTAGATCCCGTCGCCTCCCGGCACGACGAGCTGCTGACCGGAGGCTGCGAGGCCGCTGGCGCCGGCGAGCACGGTGTCTCCGGAGAGCTGCTCGAGGCGGTGCTGCGGGTTGCCCGCCGCATCCACGATGTCGAGCGCCAGGCCGTCGAGGGTCCAGATCCCAGCCGTGGTGAAGATGAGGGCCGTCTGCCCCACGCTGCGCAGCCCGATCCCTTCGCCTTCGGGCAGCGTGTGTTCGTTCGTGGTGCCTTTGCTGTTGGTGAAGGTGTGAGGGTTGTTGACCTCCGTGAACTTGATCGTCCGCCCGGCGACAAAGACGAAGCGGTTGGCGCAAACGGTCACGTAGTCCCAGGTTCCGTAAGGCCCCGAGGATGCCGATAAAACGGGATTCAGCGAGTAGCTTTTCCCGCCGCCGGTTGCGCCCTGATAGGCGTCTCGAAGGGTGATCTGACTGGTTGCGTCGACAGAGGCCACAACGTAGGCCCGCTCGCTGCCGATCTGTAACAGCATCCCTGCATCGACCAGCGTGTTCCACGTCGTGCCCGAGCCGGTGACCACTTTCGAGCCGTTGGTCACGGTGACGGTGCCGGTCGAGTAGACCGCTGACTTCCGCGAGCCGCCATACAGCGTTCCGCCGCCGATGTAAAGAAGATCCTGGAGAGCCGCCGCCTGCTTTGGCACCGATAGACCCACCCCTCCGAGGTTGACGATGGATTCGCCGTCAGAGCCGAGCACTCCGAAGTCAGAGCCGTTGGCTACGAGGGTCCGGGGTCCGGGCTTCAGGTAGCCCGCCCAGAGCCAGGAGAGCCCGGAGGAGCCGAGGCCTTCTTTGGAGACGTAGGTGGTCCCACCGCGCCGGTAGGGGTTGCCGTCTTCGTCGAGCAGGACGTTGACCATCCTGGCCGCTCCAGCGGGAGAGATCAGTGCAGGCGCTACGTCCTGCACCTCGCCCTCGGACCAGTCCTCCTGCACTATGCGCTCCTGCAGGGCCGGGCTCACGGACGCACCTCGTGCTCTTTGATCCGTTGAGTCGTGATAGACATTTCCCTCAGTTCATTGCCGGTGATCGCCAGAGCAGCAATACCGCCGCCAAGCGTCCGCTGTCTCCGCCACCGGAGCCTCTGCCACCACCTCATGCCGACACCCCCAGGATCGGGACCATGAACGGATTGGAGCCGCCGCGACGCTGGTTGTCGTAGCGGACGAGTTCCCCGGCCCAGAGGTCGAACTGTTCGGCGTTGCGCTGCGCGAGTTCCGGGTTGTCCTCCACCGTCTCGTAGTACGTAGCCGACGCACCCGGGAGAAGCGCCGGATGGAAGTCCTCCGGGATCTCCGTCGGTTCGTCAGAGTCGCCGACCATCGGCGCTGGGCGGTAGACCCATTCCAGGTTGATCGCCAGGCCGGCACCGGGAGCGGGGTAGAGGATGAGCTTTCGCTGTCCGTCCTCACCAGGAGCCTCGTAATACGCCCCTTCGGCCAGCAGGGAGAGCGAGCCCGTTTCGTAACGCCGGACGGTTGCGGGATCGGTCGCTTCCCACGAATCGCCGGTCCCAAGACTGAGCGAGAGCGGGAGCAGGAGATCTGCCGGCCAGTCGTAGGAGGACTGTTCGGCGACAGTCGGGCCGATGTCGGCGGCTTTGCGCGGGTACTTCGACTTCAGCGCAAACCGCCGCCGCGCCTCGTTCAGGAGGTCGCGGGCTTCGGATGAGGAGAGGTCGAACCCGGCGAAGTCGTTCAGCCGGCTTATGAGCTGCTGGCAGTTGATGGGTCGCCTCCGTGGGAATCGGAAGACGCACCCGGCACCGGCTCGGTGTCGAACTCCCTCAGTCTCGTTGCGGCCGCTTCTGCGACCTGGAGCACCGAGGGGCGCTTGTGAGTGTCCTGCTCTTTTGCGATGACCTCTTCGACGCCCTGGAGGTCGCCGGACGCCGCCGCCTCTGCGATGGCGGTCATCTGCTGATCGACCGTCGGACGGGGCTCGTCGGGCGCAGCGCCCAGCTCCCAGAAGCCTTCCGGGTTGTTGTAGAGCCAGTGATTCCGCAAGAACAGAATCAGCTTCTCGTCGTCGGTCTTGAAGATGGAATGCGCGAATTCGACCTTCCACGGAGTGCGGTCGACAGCTTTCGGCTCCTCGCCGCGAGCTTCGCGCTGCTCATTGAGATCCTCCTGGCGGTTCAGCCACTCCTGTTCGTCGAGGACGGTTTTCTCGCCTTCGCCGTCAGAGACGTAGCGGACCTTTTTGCGGGTGAGCACCTGATTAGGCGACTTCGCGATGAAGGTCACGGTTTTCGCCTTCGTCTCCTCTGATGCGGTTGCGGTGCTCATCCTTGTCCTTTCAGTCGAGATGAGGGGCGGCTGCAGGCCAGTGGCCCGCGCCGCCCCTCTCAGGTTCAGCCGGTGACGCCGGTGAGGACCCCTCCGGTCTTCGGCTGCGGGAACTCGTAGCCGCCCTCCGTGAGGATCTCGTCCTTCTGGCCGTCGCGGTCGTTCTCCTGTCGGTTGGGCAGGAGCTTCGTTTCGCGAGAGCCGCCGGGACCGCCTCCAAGAGGCCGCCATTTCGGCGGAGCCTTCTCGAAGTCCACGGCGATGGCATAGCCGCCCCACACCGCGCCTTCGAGCAGGTTGTGCTTGACCAAGGCGATTTCGCCGTGAGCGCTCATGTATTTGGTGATGTTCAGGCCGTACGTGGTGTCCATGTCGGCCTGGATCACCTGGAGCTTGCTGACGGCGAATTTGTTTATCACCGAGAGCACCAGCGGCGAGACGAACGCGGTCTTTTTGCTGCCGTAGCGGCAGATCGTCCGCACCCATTCCTCAAACTCCGCTTCCGTCAACGTCCCGCCAGCGTCCTGGCGGTTGGACGTGTAGAACGAGAGGAGGCCGCCGCTGGTGCGGAGTTTCTTCCCGTTCGGGCCGGTGGTTTCGCCCTTGGAGTTGAAGAGAGCCTTCGTCTCCAGGCCGATCAAATGTTCCCGGTTGCGCTCCTGGTGCTGGTAGACCCAGTCATGCGGCGACGTCTGGTTCTGGGAGCTCATCCAGGTCCCGGAGGCCTCGATGGTGGTCCGGGTGATCTCGGTGAGATTGGTCTTTTTGGTTGGACCCTGCGACCGCGCTTCCGGCGACCGCGCACCCTCTTCGGACACTTCGCCGATCACGAACAGGGGGTCGTTGTCGACCAGAGCCGCCGCCGTGGTTCCAGAGAACCCGCGGCTGACTTTGATTTTGCTCGATCCCGGCTTGCTTTCGACGTAGAGCTCCTCGCCCGTTCGCGGCACGATGATGATCTGCCCAGGGGCGAAGATGTCTTCGGTGTCGACGACGAGTTCGGTAGCGCCGGAGGCGTAGCCTTCGGCTTTGTTGATCGCGTCGAAGCGAGCATCGCGTTCGCTTTCGACCCAACTGAATTCCGGGTCGCCCGCGAGTTTGGTGTTGCCACCCTCGCGGATGCGCCGGCTGATGACGGTGAGCGGTGCAGCCTCCGGCTCAAGCCGGACGATCTCGGGGGCAATGTCGATGTACCGCTGAACGGTCGCGACGTTGCCCGTGTTTCTCTGACCCGTGACGGTGCTCATGGGGTTCTCCTATCGGGCAAGGAGGTCATCAGCCGAAGACGCTGCGCGCCGTTGGCCTGTAGACCTCAGACTTGTAGGTGTCGGATAGGGAGGGGTTGCCCGCCTGGGTCTGGCCCGCATGCGTCTCAAGGGACGCTCCCTGCGTCGCGGCCTGCTCGGCCGGTACTGCTGCGGCGTCGGCCAACTCGGCTTTCACCGCTTTGTAAAGCTTCTCGACAATCTGAGCGTTGTAGATCAGATTGGGATTGCCGGTGAGGGCGACGAGATCGTTGATCTCGGTCGTCAGTTTCGGCATGACCTCTTTGCTCATGATGTCCGGGTAGCGATCACCCAGAGCTTTCATGTCGCGGGCCGCAAGTTCCCGCTGGAGCGGGGCGACCTGCTCTTGAACGATCCCGGCCACCAGGGCGTGCGCCTCGTCGAGCTGCGCCTGTGCCTCGGGACTCTGGAGTCCCTGCTCGGTCTCCGGCTGGATCGCGGCAGTTTGCTCTTCGGCCGAGGCGGCGTTTTCGTCCCCGGTCTCCAGCGCTGAGAGAAGGTCGGTGGCGAGGCTTTCCTCCTCGGCCGGTTTCTGGCTCTGCATGAAGGCGTCAAAGGACGCTTTCATGTCGGCGAAGGCACCCTCCATGCCCCGCTGCGGGGTCGGTTGCTCGATCCCCTGCTCTTGCGCAACCTGCTCGGTCGGCTGAGCGGGTGCCTGTACGGCTTGAGCGGCCTGCTCCTCGGCAACTGCCGGCGGCTGGCCTGCGACGCTTGCCTCCATCAGGACTCCTCCTTGATCTCGGCCTCACGCGCCTGCGTCTTGGCCTGCTCTCCTGCCTCAACGAGGCCGCTGGCGATCGATTCGATAGCCGCGACCCCTTTCATCTCTCCGGTGAGGCTGGCGTACTTGGCGGCCTCGATGGCTCCGGAGATGGCCATGAGACTTCCGATGAGCACCCGCTGGTAGGCGGATGCTCCTGCCTTCAGGTGCTCCCACCCCGGATGTTCCATGAGAGCCGCCACGCTCTCGCCGATCTCGACGCGCTGAGCGGCCGACTCGGAGAGAGCAAGAGGAATCGGCGGGGCTGGTTGCGAGGTGAGAAGCATTTACTTCGCGCCAGTATTCGGCTATCGGCGGACGGAACTGCGACGAGCCCGTTTGACGAGCTTCCGTTTGGCGCTGAGCGGGTGCGGGCGAAGGACTGGCCTTCCCCGCAGCATGGCTTCGAGAGTCGCGCCGGGCACCCGTGGCCGCCCTTTCCGGTATGGCTGTGCCCGGCGCGACAAAGCTCAGTCCTTGACCGAGAACTGGTGGAAGCGGAACTCGCCCTCGACCTCTGCGCCCGCCAGCCACGGCCCCTTACCGAGACCTTTCACTTCGAGAGTGCCGTCCGTGGCGACCTTAGCCGTGGCGGTGGGGTCGGGGAAGGGGCGACGACCCGTGGTGCGCTCAACCGTCACTTGCTGGGTGGGCCAGAAGCCGACCTCGGACTCGGGCGGGAAGCGGTGGTTCGCGACCGTGACCGCCTTGGACTTCGATTTGCTCACCCGGGTGCGCGCCGGTCGTTTCTTGGTGGCTTTCGTTTTGGTTGCCATTTCACCCTCCTACGGGTTCGGGCGACGGAGCCGCCGCCGTGGTTTCCGATTCGGGCGCTTGGCCCGCAGCTTCTTCGGGTTGGGCCGCTTCGTTGGACTGGAGAGCGGCTTCGAGGATCTTGGTGACCTCTTCTTCGGGGACGCCCGCCTCTCGCATCGCCTGGCCGATGTGCTGGACGATCTGACCGACATCGGGACCGGCCGGAGCTTCTTTCACCCAGTCGCCGACGTTGTCGATGTCGTGCTGGGCGAGAACGTATTTGATGAACTCGGGGACGTTGAGCTGTTCCGCGAAGGGAGCGAGCGTATTTGCGAGTTCCATCGCGTCGTGCTTCTTCTGCGCCGGATCGTCGGCTTCGGTCGAGCCGTCGACCGGCACCATTTCGATGTTCGCAGCCATCAGCTCTGGCGGGACCTCGATGAAGGCAAAGCCCGTCGGGGTTGTGCTGTCCTCGATCCGGACGGTCTGCGCGGCTTCTTCGCTCACGTAGAACTGTTCGTAGAGGGCTTTGCGCTGCGCCGCCTCGGGGACCAGTAGGTCGATGTGGAGGTTCTTCGCCTTCTGCTTGATCCGCAGGTTGGCGGCAGCCTGGACAAGCTGGGTGCCGGTGGCGGTTTCCTCGCCGCCAGATCCGACTACGGCTTCGGACATTGCGCTCGTAAGCTCGATGTCACCCTTGATCGCCTGCTCCTCGGACTCTCCCGACTGTGGGATGTCCACGAAGGGCATCGGCTGGATGACCTCGTTGGGATTGGCGAAAACCGGGTTGAAAACGCCGGCGCCCGTGACAATTTTGGCCGGATCGAGAGTACCCACCTGGTAGAAGTAGCCGCGATTGAGAGCCAGAGTCGCCGCGTCCCGCCGCTGACCCCGCAGGGTGTTCAGCTCCCACTGGAGATGGGCGATCGGCTCGACCTCGCCGATGCCGCAGAACTCCTGCTCTACGAGGGTGGGGCGGAAGATCTGGAAGGGGAAGTCGCCGTGGAGAAAGGGGTTCGCGTCTTCCTGGACCATCAGCTCGCGGTCGAGGACGGTAATCACCTGATCCCGGTCGTGGTACTCCCACACCTCGTGAAGCTCGTTGCCGCTGGTTTCGTAGTTGCTCAGCCCCGCGGCCTGCAGGCGGCCGTCCCAAGCTTCGCCGCGTTTGGTGGAAGAGCCCATGCTGGCGATGGCACCTAGGTCCACCTCAACCCAGCCGCCGCTCCTCCCTTGAGCCCGGTTCTTCCGGCCTTCGAGGACACGGTCTTTCACGTAAGCGCCGGATCGCCAAGTGCGGTGAATGACATACGAGGCGGTCTCGAGATCGCGGGCGGTGGGGTCCCAGAAGAAGTCGTAGACGTCAACCGACTCGACCTGTGGTCCCTCGAAGACGATGATCTGCTCATCAACCACTTTCTGCCCACCGAAGAACTTCTTCGCGATCTTCTTGCCGTCGCGGGTCTTCTTTTCCCAGTAGTCCTTCTGGACGCCGAGGCCGTAGCGGAAGCCTGAGCGGGCGGTTTCCTGAAGTTTGCGCTCGTACTTCATCGCGGAGTTGTCGCGTTCGTAGAGCCGCTCCATCGCGCGACAATCCTCCGGGGTGACTTCGGGATCTCCGGGGAGGCCGCGGTAGCGCGGGGTCCGTGAAAGGACCCGCGGCACATTGGTCTCGATGACCGTGAAGCAGTAGGGGACGAACAGCTCCTGCCCGAAGTGGCGGCGGATTTCCTGCTGGACGACGTCTTTGTCGTTCGGGGTGGCGGCCTGAGCGTGCGCGGAGGCGAGGCGCCGCCAGTTACGGGAAAGGCCGTAGAAGTTGTTCCAGCGCGGGACCAGCTGGGAGTGCAGCTTGTCGGCGGCTTGGAATTTGTCGATCACGCCCTGGAGGCAGCGCTTCTCCTCCTCGGTGTGATCGTCTTTTTTGGCGAGACCGGACATCAGGCGGGGGTGGGTTCTTCCTTCTCAGCCCACTCCGGATCGCTGTGGCCGCATTGCCCGCACGTGACCGCCCCGGTACTTCCAGTGGTGATCCGGAACTCCGGGTCGTGGACGCAGTCGTCTGGGTTAACGGTCGGCGTCTTGACTGCGATCCGCGCAGGCGCCTCGCTGAACTCCGAGACCTTGACGCCCTCGATCTCCTCTGGGGGAGGGGCAGCGACAACCCGGGCGTCACGGCTCTCGTACTCGAAGCGGAGCATCGCGGTCTCGTATTCGCCGGCCTCGTCCTCCTGGGCGAGGTGACCGTCAGGAGTGAGGCGCTCGCGCAAGGTGACAACGTAGCCTTGGCCGCCCATCTCCTGGATGTAGGTCAGGAGATTGGTGAGGGCGATGATGGTCGGCCCGTCGAAGCGGTCACCGAGGGCGGAGGCCGCCCGGTGCGCCGCCGCGTCTCCGGGAAAGAACCCGTGTTCGCGGTTCTGGGCGATCACAATGTCCTCGATCCGCTTGCGGGCCATCAACTGCCTCCGTTTTTCCTGATGTGGGCGTACCGCTCGGGGTCAGCCGATTTCGTGAAGTAGGTCTCCTCGCGTCGGGCGAGGGCGGCTTCGATCCCGCCGAAGTTCTTCTTGGCGCACGCCTTGACGTGCCGCCGCCAGTTTTGGTGCTGCTCCATCGGAAAAGTCCTGCCGCATCCTGGGACGGTGCAGCGCCGGACGGGGCCGGATTTCTCACGGGCGGATGGCGGAATCCAGAGAGTCAGCGTCATAAGGAACGAGAAGTAAATACTGTTCGCTCGGCAGAGTGACGCTGGGAGCGGATGGAACCGTCAGCGGTAGCGAGGGTCGTACCCGCCGACCCCGGACCCGTCAGCCACGAAACCTGAAGCCTGTCCCGGAACTTGGAAGCGACCTTTCAGCGGAAGCTCGCGGGCCAGGTGTTGAGCCCCCATGTAGGCCATCAGGCAGTCGTCGTACTTGCCCGACTCCGCTTGCATCTTCCCCGCGTCGGTCTGGGTATAGGTGCGGACCTCGCCAGCCAAGACCCTAGATTTGATCCCGCTCTTTTCGATCCGGATCAACTCCTGCATCCCCGCGACGAGGATCGGCTTGGTCCGTACGTCGGTGCTGAAGCCGAGCCGCTGTTCGGTCGACTCGCTGGAAGCGCCAATCTTCTTGGAGCGGTAGACGTGCGGGTAGTGCGCATCGAGGTAGAGGAAGCGGAGGATCGGGAGACCCCACCCGCCCGTGCGCTCGACCCCGACATGGGCGTTGTTGAAGAACAAAGCGGCCAACAGAACCTCTCGGGCGAGCAGGTCCGGATCGATGCGGCTCCGGTACTCGGCGACCTGATCGCCGGTGGCGTGGTCGATGACCTCGACCGCGTGGAAGTCGGGCTCGTCCGTTTCCTCCATCTGCCCGCCGGAGGGGTCCACGAAGACGATGTACTCCCCCGCAGGAGCCGCAGGCATTCCCCGCTCATCGCGTTCCGACCAGAGTTTCCAGGGAGCGGTGGGGTTCGAGACTCCGGGCAGCCTGGGCGTCCACAGGGCTCCCGTCGGAATCTGGACCGTTGCGCCAGCACGGGAAGAGACTTCCGTCCGCTCACCAGCGGGTTTGAGATCGCCGATCAGCGGGCCCGGGTTCGCCTCGGTTGGGGCCTTCGGGTCGCTCAGGTCGACCGTGACGAGGAGTTGCGCCACCTTGTAGGGATCGAAGACCTTCTTGCCGGTTGAGATGAAGGCCTCTTCGGGCGTGGACGGGAACTCCTGGTGGAAGATCCGCAGATCGCCGCCGCATTTGTTGGCGATGACGTAGCGTCGCCAGTTGAGCTGCTCGAGGCCGAGCCCGAAGTTCGTGACCAGATCGGGCTCTTCCTCGGCGTAGGGATTGGTCGAGTCTCCTACGGCAAACCGCTCCCTCTCCAGTTCATTCAGGAAGGGACGCCGGTATTCGTCCTCCTTCCACCACGGCCAGAAGAAGGCCAGATAGTCGTTGCGGCCCTCTTCGGCGTCGACCCAGATGTCGTTGAACTCGTTGAGGCCGTTGGCCGTCGACTCCAGCACTATCAAGCTCTCTGGGTCGTCCGGCACCGCCGCCATCAAGGCCGTGAGCTTGAGCATGATTTGAGGCCAGAAAGCCACCTCAGAGCCGTGGACAAGGCGGTAGGTACCACCGCGCCCGGCCTGGAACTCGCCCGCCGTATCCACGAAGTAGCGCGAGTCCGGGAAGGCATCGCCGCTAGTCCACAGTCCGTCGCCAGCGAAATGCAGAAACCGTTGTCGCCGATGCTGCCCCAGCGCAGGCTTAAGCTCGGGGTCTTCGGGGAGATTCGCGTAGATAGTCTCGGCCATCCGGTAGAGCTTGGCCCCGGTCTCGCGGTCGTGGGCGACCGTCAACGCGTCGAACCGCTCCCGCAACGTGCAGCGGTGGATCGCCTTGGCCTGGGTCCAGGTTGACATCCCTACCTGGCGAGCCTTCAGGTTCAGCGCCCGCATCGGCTTCCCCGCGGCCCGCTGCGCCTCCAACTGCCAATCGAACTCCAGTTGCCCCCGTTTGCCGATGAGCCGGATCTTCCGACCCGTCTTGTCGATGATGAAGGCGAAGTTTTCGGCCCAGAACGGCGTGTCCTCCTTCACCCGCTTTCGCAGGGCGTCGGCGTCAACGGAGGCGGTCGCGGGTCCCAAGGCCGCCGGAGTTTGGCTGGGTAAGCGGATGGAGACTGGGGCGCGTCCGAGCAGATGTGCCGTGTTATGAAACGGGTGTTATAAAACGCGGCTTCGCTCCGAGCGCACTGGCCCCTTAACCGACCCTCCGAAAATTTCGGCACCGTCTCTCCCTCTGCGCTTTGCGACGCAGATGATTCCAGCCCCTTTAACGGGCGAAGCGGCGCTCGGATTCGGCGACAAGCGGGTCAACCGGGAGCGTCCGCAGGGAGACCGTAAGATCCTCCCTGACTCGACAAAGCGGCGCCAACTTAAAGCGGCTTCCGGATGGAAATCCGGGGCCGCTTTTTGTATGGGGCGGTAGGCTCTGGGCGGGATGACTCGGGCAGCCGCGTGGGCACTGGTGGTAGCTCTACTGATCTGCGCTGTCGCAGGTCTGTGGATCGGCAGCGAACTGCACTACGGCAACTGCCTCGCAGCGCACCGCCCGCTATCCGGAGACCCCGCCGTAGAAGCGTTCGGCGCTGAGCCCGCAACGGGCAAGGACAGTTGCTCCCGCTGGCCCTTCTAAGCGTCCGCCAGCTCCGTCGGCATCGAATCGCCCTTGGCCTGGTTGCAAGAACGGCACATCGTTTGCAGGTTCTCAAAGCTGGTCGGCCCACCCTTGGACCGCGGAATGGTGGTCTAGGGTCAGTTCATCGCCCGAGCCACACGCGACGCACCGATGTGCGTCGCGCTCGTGGACTCGCTCTCGAAGGCCCCGTTGCCGGTCGATCCGCGCATGGAGCTTCTCAAGGTAGCGCTGTGAGCCGGTTTTCCGCGGCACCACTTTCGCAGGCCTGATCGCCCCGCCGCAGTCGCAGATTGCAATGGCGGTATTGAGCGCCAGTCGCCCGCAGCGCGTGCAGGAGTTCAACCCCGCTCCCGCGCCATTTCCCGCCGAGCCAGGATTTCAGCCGACCGCCGCGGCATACGCTGCGCGTGCCGCTCAACCAGAGCAGCGAAGTCGCCGGGTGCCCGAGCTGCCGACTTCTCGAACTGACGGTCGAGAGCCGCTCGCTCGGCAATCTCAGGACCCGCCCCGCCAAGGGCTCGCCGCCGGATGTAGTCGCTCATCTGTCGCGAACCGCCGGCCCGCTCTCGGATCAGCGCCTTCTCGGCAGGGGTGACCCGCAGGAGAATGCGATCGGTCCGGCTGGCCTTGGAGGTCACGGTTGAGCGACGGTAGCGGTGGGGGAGGATGTACGTACAGATTCAGGGGTGGCAACTGCGGATGCGTGGATGGGAGAGGTATGGATGTTGCGCCGACTGGGTTCCCTTCGCTGCGAGGGGGTGGCCCGGGGGGCCGATCCAGGCACGAATCCGATGGTGAGGATGGGATTGAATGAAGCCGCATTGCTACTTGTAGAGCCGAATGCGCCGCCGCTTGCGTCCGGCAATGCGTCCGGCTTGGTGGTGCTCGCTGCTGGCCGAGCTAGCTAGTCGTTGGTGGTGCGCGTGCTCGGCGTAGACGGATGGACGGGGCACGGGTTGAAGCAGGTGCAGTCGTCGCCTTGGTTGCCGACGTCGCACTGCCAGCACTTGTCGTTGCAGTTGCAGCGCTGTGGCGCGCGACCAAGGATCGCCTCGTCGCGCCGATTTAGCGCAGCGTCTAGTTGCGCGTCGACCTCTAGTCCTAGATCGCCCTTCATGCTCGGGCGCTCCGCTCCAGGATCGGTCCGGCCGTAATGGCTTGCGAAGCGATGGTTGCAGCCGATATCGGTTGCACGGTGATCGGCACGGCGAACTCTCCGAACATGCGAATGATCCGTGATCTCAGGGGCGTCTTGTCGGCCCGTTCGAGCACGTATCCGCCCGACCAGTTGTCTTGCCACTTCGAGATCTTGATCCCGAACATGCTGCTCATCCTACGCTCCCCACGTTAACTCGGGCTCCTGTAGCTCCCGCCCGTCGAGGGAGTGATGAACGTAGAGCCAGGCTTCGTTGACGATTTCGATGCCCGGCATGCAGATGCAGTCCTCGCTCTCCTCATGCTCGATCATGTCGTCCTGCGGGATTACATGCGCTTCGTCGCTATCGCCGACAGATATTTGCCCTGCCACTCGTCGAACTCCTCTTTGCTCATCGCGTCCCTCTCGATGTCCGTGGGTTCTTGGCTCTGTTTATTGGGTTTCGGGCTCCTGGCCTCTTCAAGATGTCCCTCGGAATGTCCGCTCCCGTCGCCTTCGGCCATCACCAGCGCGTCGATGGCCGACTTCGGCTTGTCGTCACTAACCGGCGCTTTGCCCCGCCGCTTCCCCCTGCCCTTCCGCTTCTCGGCGATTTCCTGCCGCCTCTCCATGTCGTCAAGGGTGGCGTAGTGCTGGCGTAGAGCCGTGGACTGCTTGGCTGAGATGCGGCCGTTCGGGAGCCCCTCGAGGTGGGCGATCTCCCGTGCCAGGACATTGAGCGCCCGCTGTTTGACCCGGTTGATCGAGTCGACGGTCAGCTCCTCGTCCTCGGGCTCCTTGCGCGGCCCGTGCTTGGCCTTGTGCTCGGCCACGTATTCGGCCACTCGGCGTTCGGTGATGCCGATCGGCTGGGGCTTTCCTTCCTTGTCGATCAGCCCGGCCGTTCCATCGTTGAAACGGCGCGTTATCTCAGGGACGCTGAGGCCTTCGAGGTAGAGGGCGACTGCGACCTCTCGGGCTTTCTTCGGGTAGCGCTTAGGCATTGAACGCGGATACCGCCGCCGCCAACAAGAGCCCGACTAAGCCCCACGCCATCACACCGAACGCGAACCAGTCCCACCAGTAGAGCCTTTGACTTCTGTGCCATGCCCTGAGCCCGTTCATTGGCGCTGATTCTCTCCTTTGCGGTGGATGGAGCGGAAGAGGTGCGGAACGGGCCTCAGCGCGGGAATGCTTTGCCGTTCCGCTGGGGATGCGATGTACCTACGCTTCGAGGAGGCTGAGAGCGCGGGTGTTTGACTCAATTGCGGTGGCAATCGACTCGCAGTTGGTAGCGCCACACCGAAGGGCTTCCCTCTGAAGTTCGGCTATCACCGCGCGCTGCTTCTCGGCGAGTTTGCTCTTGGTCGGTGCTGGATCGGGGGTCTCCGTGCTTGAGGTCATTTCTGTTCCTTTCGTGGTGATTTGCCTTGCAAGTTCGATTGGATTCGCTGGATCAGCCAGGCTTTCCACCTCTCCGAGTCAGCTCCCCCGTAGACCCGCAGGGCGAAGTTTTCGGCTTTGGCCTTGGAGCGGCAGATCAGCTCCCAGTCGTCGTAGGCCATGAGGTTGCCGTTCTTCATGCGCTTGGTGTTCGGGTCGTAAGCCGCGCCGGCGATTGCCTTGAGCAGCTTCATCAGCCCGCCGCGTTCCTTCAGCCTCGGAAGGGCCTGGTGGAACTCCTCCGCGCCGAACTTGACGCCGGGATACCAGCAGGCAAGCCGCCACCATTCGTGTGCAGCTTGTGCCTCAGCCCAGAGCTTGTGCTTCTTCGCCTCGGCCTCTCGGTTGGCGGTCAGGGTGGTCAGGCGCGCTTTGAGCCGCCGGATCTCGTTCTCGTAGGTGGCCAGGTAGTCGTCCAACGGGCCGATGTGCTCGCCCGTCTCGGTGTCGATCACGATCAGCCGGGGGCTCTTCGACGTGACTAGGTGGAGCCTGCGCTGGGCGTTCATACGCGAACTCGATCCAGTCCCGGCGCATTTCGAGGGTCGAGCAGATCCAGTTGATCCGCAGGTGGCTTCGGGCCGCGCCGCGGCTTGTCGTAGGGCTCGTCATAGCCCTTGTACTCGGGGCATTCCCCGTTCCACTCATCTGGCCTGACCAATTGACCCTTCGGTCCAGCCTCAAGGAAGCCGCCCCGCAATGCGGTCTTCGCGAGGATCGTGCCATCGCCGATCGATGCCCTGGTAAGCGCCACCTCAATCGGGCACCCGTGGCGAGAGCTTTCAGCGTTCGGGTTGTAGTGGCGACATCCGCGGTGGCCGCGGTGGCAGTTGCCGCCCAGCCACATGCGGAATTCTTCGCTGTTCGAGAAGGGCTGGAACGGATCGTGTGGCTGAAAGCTCTCGCTCACGCCGCCGCTCTTCTCTCGTAGAGATCGTGGACTTTGTACTTCGCCCTGACGGCTCGGTTGAAGACATGCTCGGCCTCTGCGGCGTCGATCAGCGCTCGATACGCCTGCTTTCCGAGCTGCTGCAGGATCGCTCGGGTATCGGCTCCCCTTGGAAGTGCGAGACGCTTGGCGTGGGGGAGATCCTCTGCGACCGCCTCGCCCAACTTGTCACCAGCGCTGTCGCCGTCGAAGCTCAAGTAGACCCGCTCAAAATCCTCGGCGATGCGCTTCCATTCGCTCTTCCAGCTCGACGCTCCGGGGATGCCGATCGCCACGATGTTGGGCCAAGCGAGTCGGAGCGCAAGGGTGTCCGACTCGCCCTCGGTCACGACAAGAGCATCGCCGTCGGCCTCTAGCTGCTCCAGGCCGTAGGGGATCTGACCTTTGCCCTGGCCTCCGAGCCACCATGAACAGCCGTCAGGCGCGAAGTGCTTTGCTCTGAACAGGGTTCCGTCGCGCTTGTAGTAGGGCAGCCAAATTGACCCGTCCGAGTTCTGCTTGATCCCGAACTGCTCAAGCTGCCAGAGGGAGAAGCCTTTCCAGATACCGCTTCGCGTCATCGGCGGCGCCGCCTCCTTCTACGCCCCGATGGCTCACGCCGGTAATCCCTTTGGGGACCGGAGTAGATGATGCGCGGGACGGGCTCGCAGGCGGCGTCCGTATCCCCCATCCAGTTCCACACCGTGATCCGACGTTTTGGGTCGAGCACTCCCGCCCTCATGCCGCTACCGCCGCAGGGGTAACTAGACCCTTGAGCCGCTCCGCCGCACCTCTCTGGCGGAAGATCGTGATCCTCTTTGCAGGTTCACTGGGCGCTTCGATCCGGCACTCGCCTTCGATCTGCTCGTACCAGGCGTCCTGTACCGGGTCCTTGCAGTGGCGGGTGTTCTCGCGGTCGCCGTCCCCGGCGAATACTCCCGTCCGATGACGATCAAAGGCTGCATCGCCGGCGAAATGGCGGCCGCAGGATCGACAGTGCGATGAGCAGGTGCGAGTCGGCATTAGGCCCGCTCCACCGTGACCGTCACGTTCTCTTCAAGACCCGGTGAGCGACCGTCGTCTGCGCGAAGCAGAGCCATGACGGACTGGTAAGCATCCCCTCCCTGTCCCTCCGGAACCGAGATATGAACAACATCGGCCTTCATCTGCTGGTCCTTTCCTTTGTTTGCAAGCTCGGTCACGGCTCCAACATCTCCCCGCACTCAGGGCAGCAGCCGTTCAAATCCAGTTCACGTAGATCCGCCTGGCAGTAGGGGCACTCCTCGGGCGGATCGGGGGCGTAGAGGTCGGGTGGCTGGACCTTGCCGCACGCTTCGTCCAGGTACATCAGGCCGCCTCCCGTCGAAAATGGGGAAGAGTCTTCTCGTTCTTCTTCTTCCACCGTCTAAGTTCGCGTCGGCGTTTTCGCTCAGCCGTCCGCTGGCCCCCGGTAGCTCGAGGCGCAGCCAGGACGGTGGTCAACAACCGGCCCTTTGCCGCGCCCACCACCCCTGGGCCAAGGGCGAGATAGAGATCCCCCTGCTTCCTTGGCTCCGCCCACCAGGTGGGTCGCTCGCAGGGCTTGACCAGCGCAACAAGGGCTTCGAGCTCGGTCCGGGCTTGGCTGCGCCCGAGATGAGGCTTGACTCGCTCGATGTAGCGGTCAACGGCGTGGCTGGACACTGCGAGCCTCATCCCTCTACCACCCTGATCCGGATGACAGAGCGCGGCTGCTCACCGTAGGCGACGTAGAGCTTCTCGCCCCGGCCCCGAACATTCTGGTCGTCGTCGGGCATGACCCGAGCGAGGACAAGGCAGTCCTCGACCATTTTTTCGAGGTTGGATCGATCTGGCTTGCCAGTCGGGTATTTCGGCGCCCAGTCCTTGAGCACTCCCGCATTGCGGCCCGTTCCGTAGTGACTTTTGGGGCGCTTCACGTAGAAGGTGCAATCCAGCGAGAGTGGGACTGCTTGCGCGAAAACCAAGTCGTGATCGTCGCCACCGAGCTGGTGGTTGATGAAAGCCACGTTTCTGGCAATGGCGTCCTCCTGACGCGCCGGCAGGAATCGGTTGCCGGTGCGCCGGTTCTGCTTGGTCGACGTCCACGGCACCGGGTCACCCGGAATGGCAAAGATCAGCTCTGACATCAGCCCCTCCTCCCCGGGGGAAGCTAGCGAGGTCAATGCTTTGACTTCGGAGTCGGTCCAAAAAAACGCAGAAGCACATCGGGCGAGCCGTCGTCCACTGGATCGTGGGCATCCGGAACCCGAGCCGCTTCACGGCGTGCCGGATTTCGTCGGCCGCGCACCAGTCCCCACCGCGAAGGAAAGCGGCCAGCGCGAGCATATCGTCGGTCGGCTTCACTGCTTCCCCCTCCAGTGCTTCAGGGGACTGATCTGTCACACGGCCGCACCTATCTAGTAGATGGCGAAGCGAGCGAAAAGCAGCGAGTGGCCACTGCGGACGATCCTCGGCCGAGTTGCGATCCAGGTCGGGCCGGGGCGCGTCGAAGTCCTCGAGCTCGAGTGCGGGCATCTGCACCACCCGCCCACCGACCGGTTCGGCTACGAGCGGTACGGCCAGCGGATGCGGTGCTGGAAGTGCTCGAAGGGCAGACCTGCTGATGATCCCGACACGTTCCTCTGAGCGCATCAGCCCCTGCCCTCCAGTGCTTCTCGTCCTAGCTGGGTGAGGCGGTAGAAGAGCAGTCCGTGGCGGTTGCTGGTTCCGTCGCTGTGGACGTACCCGCTGCGCTCCAGAGCTTTGAGGCGGCAGCGTCCGGCGTGCAGCGTGCAGTTAACGATTCCGCCGACCATCGCCGCCGTGGTGACCCCGTAGTCGCACTGCCGAACAGCCCTCAGCGTCTCTACCTGGCTCGGTCGAAGGGGCATCAGGACTCCCGGCGGTGGTTAGGTTGGCTGGGTACGGGCTGCGGGTCCTGAGGGCGCGAGTCGTAGGTGTATTTGCCGCCGCCGGTGAAGAAACGACATGAGCACCCGCCTGATTCGCAGCAGCAGGACGGGTTGTGAAAGCGCTGGGGGTGGCCACAGGTCGCGCAGATCTCAGCGCACAGGTGGGCGGGCCACGGGGTGCGGCCGACCATCCCCGCCATGTAGCGAGCGCCGCATTCGGGGCACGTCATCTGGATCGCGCTCAC